CGGCTTCTTGAATTGTGGTCATATTCTTATTCCTCCTGTGTGAATGATTCTAAAAAAATTAAATTAGGCTGATTTTAATCCTTTTCTTTCAGCGTGCATTTCAGCGGCTTTGCGGGTGGAAACTCCGTTGCCTTTCTTCTTGTCAGGTTCTGCAGGTGTTTCTTCTGGTAGGTCAAACTTCCCAGTGGCTACTGATTTAGCCCTTTTTTCACCCTGTCTTTGGCTGGCTATTCCAAGGATGGTTTTCTGGATAGTGTCGGCCTGTAAATCTTCAAGGGCTTTGGAGTCCATGATGATTATTTTACCATCTTCAGGTTCGGGGGTTTCTTCTTCGATTCCAAAACTTTTCAGTAAACCTTTGGTCACCCTGTCAACTAATGCATCTTCATCTATTGCTTTAACTTCAGTAGGTGCGGGGTCTGCGGGTTCTGCGGGTTTCATTATCCCTTTGATTTCGTCTAACAGTTTTGCGTTGCTTTTGTCAATCATTTCTTGAACTTTAGTTTCATCCATATTCTCACTTCCTTTAGTTTTCTTTTTATAATCTGCTGGTGGTTCGTGCTCCATTGCTTTAGTCTTAAACACTTCCAGCTTCTTTTCAACATACTGTTCCTGTACTTCGATAGGTTCTCCAAGGGTCACTTTGCCCTCTTCATCGATACTGTACGGTAGTTCATAGGTCTTGCCTTCCTCCCAGTTCTCATAAATAACACTGTCCGGGAAGGTTAAGCGAATCCAAGTAGGGCTGTACCCATCTCCAGTGTAGGCTTCTTCCATGGCTGCCTCTACTGCAACCCTTATGGCTTCATAAGATTCATCCTCTGTTCTGGTCACATTTTTAACCTCCAACTTTTCTTCTGGTAAATCATACTTGTCACGTATTGATTTCACAATCTGGGTGCATAGGCCGTTCTTACACTCCTTAGTAGTCTCTTCAGCCGTTCCGAGAGTGTCCCAGTTGACAGGCAACGGAGTTAAGCTACCTTCGAGAAGTAAGATTTTTTTAAGTATTCTAATGCCGTCAACCATTTCATCCTCTAAACACATACCTCCAAAACTACCACCCAGGCGTACGCCCGCATCTACCAATTCTTTAATCTTCGATTTGAGAGATGGGACCACCCGGACCTTTATCATCATGATGTCAAGGCCATTTTTGGTTTTGTCTTTCCATGAATCGACGATTGGTCCTAATACATCATCTAGACCGTATTGGTGACATGCAAATGAGTTAATAGCCTTAGCCTGTTTTATCATGTCGTCAATGGCTTCAGGAGCAACCTGTTCATTTTCCAGGTCTGTTGTTTCGGTAGATAGGCCAAATTTAAGATAATAATAGCCATCGTCCTCCATCTTTGCCTTGATTAATGGCATGATGAATTTGAGCTTTTTATTTACAAAATTACTAGTTTTAAGTTCTGGCATAGGCTAACGGCTCCTTTAAAAATGGTTTAAATCGAACTTCGATATATTTAGGTTTAACGAAGTAGCAAATTATCTTAGAAAATAGATTTTAAATTGTGTGGATTGTTTGAAATTGGATAAAAAAATGAATAATGTTTAAAAATAAATGGGATTGGTGAACAATTTGGTTTCAGTAGGGGATGAAAATCATGGATCTATGGATTGAACAAATCATCAAGAATAGGCTATGTCATGGTACATCAATTCCATGGCATCCTCATTCATAGTCAAATCCTTAGCTAATACCACCTTACACCTGCATCTGAGGTGCAATGGAGTGTATGGCATCTTAGACAATGGCATTGGTGATTCAAATTCCAACCTAACACAATGAGGGCACACCCGGCCATCTCTCTTAGTCACCCAGTAAGCATCTGGATCATCATATAAGAATATCTGTGCTGCCCTTTTTGCTTTGGCCTTGGTGGTCTGGTAGCCATTCCCAGCCATCTGTTTAGTTCTATTAGCAGCACGGTTAAAATTAGATTTAACATTGAATATTTCTTCAGCGGCACGGTTCTTCAGGAAGTGTGCCTTAGCCTTGATATTGTTGGACAGTTCACTGGTTATACCTTTCAAGGTTGTTTTCTGTTCCAGTATGCCTTCCTTGACGTTCAATTCACTTTTAACCTTATTCAGGTTGTCTTTCAGTATGCCAGTATCCAGTAGTACCTGGTCCCTGGCTTGGTTGAATATTTCTTCCAGCTGGTCAACCTTTGGGGTGAGTTCTTTCAGGAGCGACTTTGTATCTTTTTCAATGTTTGATATAGCATAGTCCACGTCTTTACCCTTGTAATCCTGGTATAGTGTGGAGAATGCACCGAGGAATAATAAAACATAGATCATCTCATTAATATCATCAGAATCATAGGTGAAGTCTGGTTCTGGAGTGTCATTGGAGGGTTCTACTTCATAGGTTGTGCCCACCTTCAACTCCTTGGTTACATTGCCCTGGAGTAATGAGTAGTAAAGGTCAGTATCAACTACTGTTTTACCCTTAAGGTTCTTGCAGACTTCGCACATTTAATGGACTCCTTCAATACATCTGTACTAAACCTTTTTCCTGTAAAAGACTGTCAAGGCTCATAACTCTGTCAATTGCTTTTTGTGGTTCTGTTGGTTCCGGTTGGGTCATGGCCTTACCGTAACCAGTGACACTCTGGGCGTAAGGTAACGGCTCATCACCGTAAGGTTTAGGTTCCAATCCGTAACCTGTACGGACTTCATTCACTAATTTAACACCGTTCCTTAGTTGTATGTTTTCGATATTAGCCCTCTGTAACTTGTCTTCGAGGTCTATGTCTCCGAAATGGAACCTTTCTTCAAAACCCCATAGGTCAAAGGATTTACCCATGACTCTGTTAAATTCATCCTCGACTGGTTGCAGGACTTTACCGACTAATCGTTTCTTGAATTTCTTATCAGCGGTGTTATCCTTTTCATTCCCTAGGCTTCCGGCGGTGTAGATTCCCACGTTCTGAGGTGGTACTCCGTAGGATGCTACTATCCGGTCTCTTATCCTGTCTTGTAGGTCGGTGAATTGCATATCCCTATTTGATAAACCGGCTTCCTGGAAGGTTCCACCCTTCAGGAAATAGGTACCTTGAGGGTTATCCTGGGCTTGTTTTTTAATCCTAGCTATGTTGGCGTTGAATGTTTCATCCTTCATTTCTGAATCAAATATCATGAAGTTTTTAGGACTCATTCCACTGTCAAACCAGCCCTTATTAAAGTCCATGGAAAGAATATCCAGGGTGATTGATTTGGCGGCCTTGTCAATAGGGCTCTTCCCATACAATTCATTCCACGGATCCGGGTTCATGATATGGATAAGTTCATCATTCTCATAGCGAACCTTAGAATTAATCAGGCCCCATTGATCAGTATCGTAATGATAAGTCAACCGGTGCGGTTGTATGAAGTAGAAACCCACCGGCATTCCCTTAATCACATCATCATGGACGCATTCAGCGAACCAATCACCCGGCCCTAACTGCGATGATACTCCACGCATGATGAACTTTGTAAAGGTATCCACGCCATCCGGTCCATCTGGCCTGTTGAATAGGTCCTTAATATAGGCCACCACATCCGGATCGTCCTTCTCCTTCTCATCACTGTAAACATCAAAACCAGCTGCTAGGGTGTCAATCACATAAGCATCTATGCAGGCACTTATCCATTCATTGTCCATGGCCATGTAGTAGGTGGTCCAGGTTGGTTTAGCCTGTTTAGACCGGTCCCCGTAACTGTAATGGATGAATGGGTTAAGCCATCCTAAAGGTCCATAACCTTCCCTTACTGGTTTGGGTTCTGGTTTCCTTACTATCTGGAATGGTAAGGCTTTGCTTATGGTATTGAATATTGACATGGTTTTCCTCATAGTTGTATAACTTCTAAATCCATTGACTTTCCTTCATCTGGATTTCTCAAATAATTGAACCCCTGACTTAAACTATCCATAATGTTAGGAGATATTTGCATTACTGGGGCCAATCTCCCTATCTCTTGCTTTAATAATTCAAAATAAGATTCGTTATAACTTGATTCAACATAATACTTATATTCTAAGAGTTTGTTAATTAAAATCAATCCCTGACTCATCTCACGAATCAAAGGCCGGGCTCGGTTAAACTTGGATCCTTTAGGGCTCCGGGGCTCTACTATGATATCCATCTGATCAAAAAATTCTTTCCAATACTTTTCTGTATCAACCCAGCTGCCAGGTTCAATCTCAAGTATGCAGGTTGAAGGATATACTCTATGGTTATTATCTTCCATCACATGTTTTTCAATAAGTAACTCTGTACTTGTACCTACAGTTTGACTAATATTGTCAATCATGATTCTGTTGGTACTTGCATCAAGGGTAAGGGTAGATACAACAAATTTATCACGCCCACGCCCAGCAAGGTCAATACTTAAAATTGAAGTTGATTCTGAAGGATAATTAGAAGTTAAATAATTTTTAATCAGATTTATATCAATTAATCCACCCTGAGCATAAGTATAATGCCAGTTCCCTTCCTTCTGACTTTGCTTATCAATCTCATCCAAGTCTTCCAGGCTGGCTTCAAATTCAACCTGGTTAATGTATGGATTAGTACGCCATCCCATAGGGACATAAACATATTGCCCTTCGACATATTCATTCAAAAATCGTTTACTGCTATCATTCAAAACAAATGTTTTAGGGTCAAATTGAGGGTTTCCAAAGTTTATAATTGCTTTAGGGAATCGTGATTCACTCTGTTGTCTTAAGCTTCTTCCTTGAAATGTTAATATTGATTTTTCAAGTTCCGGGGCTTCGTCATTTTCTATTACTTGATAAGATTTACTCCGAGTCTTTTCCTTCTTAGTAACATGTTCAAAGGCACGGAAAGTTAATAATCCTCCCTCTTTGCTTTTTATCCTTGGAGGGTGTGATTGTTTAATATTTAATTTTCTTTCATTCCCATACTCATCAACTAATTCTTCATTCCATAAACCAATATATCCCCAAATACTGTCTTCTCTCTCTTCTAATAAGTCATCATAATTCTTTCGAGTAACTAAACCTTTAAATCCTTTAATAGGCATGAATCTAAGACCTAAAGCGGCACCAAAAAGAGTCTTACCCCCAAATGCTTCACCACCTATTAAAATACGATGGTAATCTGTAGGAATAGGCCTATTTAAATAAATCCAACTTTTCAATTGTTGAGGATAACCTAAAATCCCTTTTTTTATTCTATCTGGTAAGTAAGGATTATCAATTAATGTGAGCTTTAACATGTCCCGATCATACTGAGTAATAGGTCCTATGTCTAAATTTGCCAAAAGCAAATCCCCCTATTCCCCATTTGGCTGATCTACTTTGTTTAAAGCATTGTCCATGATCTGGTTAAATTTGTCTGAATATGTATTCTCGGTTTTACCTTCAACTTTGCTAATCTCTGAAGGTTCACCGGCTGCGGTCTTACTAATTTTCTGAGCACTCTCAAGGGCCCTACCTGCATTCATCAGGTAATAAGCAGCGTTCTTAGGAGTTCCAAAGATTAGATCTCCTTCTTTAGTCACCGCAACAACAAGTTTTCCTTCTGTAATTTTTTCTATTTCCTTTACAGCTGCCCGTCTCAATTTGTTAGCAGCTTCATTAAAGTGATAGTCCTCTACCACTATGGCTTCAGCTTCAGCTTCACTGATTTCTTCATCATTTCTTTGTTTTTTTTCTGCAACTTTTGTGCGTACTTTGGCCACGTAGTCTTTTCTTCGCTGTTCCCAGTTAAGTGGCCCAACTTTCCTACGTAGTGTATTGTATGAGACTTTGTACCATTCGGCAGCTTCTTTGACTTTAGGGTAGATTTTGTTTCCTTCTTCATCCCTGTAGCCCCTTACTAGATCCCGGTCTATGGTTTCTAGTAGTTTTTCTGTGATTGGTTTATAGTCTGTCATGATGTGATCATCCTTTGTGCTTCTGTGTTTGATCTGTGTCTGTTGTGTTCTGTGTTTCATCTAGTGTATCACAGAGCACTTGGTAAAAATTAGTTTCTTCCATGGGGGGACTGAGTTGTTGGTATTGAGTTATGGTATCTCCAGGGAATGTCATAATAGTCACTTCTTATGCACACTTTCAAGATACTTATTCATGTTAATCTGTTCATCCCTGGTTGGTCCTTTGACTGTTCGGAGTTGGTCAGGGTACTTGTAAGGATTGTAAACAGTTTCATGGAAAATAGAATTAGTCATAAGTATTCATCCATAATTTGGTCCTGGATCTGTTTTTATTTCCTGGACTTCATCTAGTGCCTTATGGTATCCATCCTTAAAACCCTCCAGATAACAGTCTGCCATTTCTTTAGCAGTGTATAATCTTTCATCTTCTGGAGTTTTGGTGTCTTCTTTCATGAGGAAACCTTCAATTAATTAAGGGTTTAAGGAGGTGTTAATGTATTCACTATTTCCTTTCATTTAGGGAAGGGTTTAATGAGAATAATAAGTAATGGTTAAATCCTTTCATGAGTTATGGGTTTTAGTGGAGTTTCAACTTTTCACTATTCCCTTTACTTTGGTGTGGGTTTTAGTGGTCACTATTGTTTTTGTTAATCCCTTTCACTTTGTGATCGGATTAGTGGGATCAATAGTGTCACCTTATTCCCTTTGATGAGTTGTGAAAATTAAAGGGGTCTTAATTTTTTTTAGTGGCCCTTTGTTGTGATTGTCATGGTGTGGGAATTAAGGTGGGCTTATTTTTATTTAGTGAGATCTTATTCCCTTTGTGATTTTGTAGGGTTTAGTGAAAACTTCAAGAGGTGCTTATTTCCTTTGAGGTTGCAATGGGTTTAGTGACTGTTATTGTTTCTCTTATTTCCTTTGGTGTTGTGATCGGTTTAAGGATGTTTTGTTAATCGTGTTATTCCCTTTTGAGAAGTAAGGGTTTTAGTTAAAAGTATAAGTGATGCTTATTTCCTTTTATTTCATAAGGATTTTAGTGGAATTTTATAAAAAGTATTACTTCATTTATAAGTAAAAATTAAAAAAGGTCTAAGAGTGCTTGGATTCCTATGGTAAACATTTCTGAAAGTATTACATCTTTAGGAATAATGAAATGATAATAGCAGCCAAGGACAATGATATGAATATAAGGGATGTGGTGATTGATATCTTCCTATCCAACCATTTATCAGACTTTAATTCATCCTTAGACTCTTCATCTTCATCTTTATGAGTCTTGTCTTCCATCCTACTTATGCGGCTGTTGAAATCAATTAACCTTTGCTCTTCCTGGTTAACAGCCCGGCCCAGGTTAACAACTCTACGGGCTAACTGTAAAGATTCACTGGCCAGATCATCCACCACGTCTTCAGCCTCATGTATCTTTTTCTCTATCCGGGTTAATCGTTGGCTGTCTGTGAATGAATCATCAGACCTTCCATCAGTGATTGCGTGTTGTATGTCTCTTTTACGTTCGGTTCTGTCTATTGCTTTCTCTTTTTTTTGAACCATTTCCTCATCCGTGGAACCATTCATGTGTTCTGGTTGGGGTGTCATGTGATTCAAATCCTTAAGAGATATTAACCGAAATAGATTTTCAGGATAAATTCAACAATCATAGTTCCAATGATACTGAGTATTGCTACTATAATCAGCCATTTGTTCCGGTGTTTGTTTTGTTGTTTATCCCATTCCTTATCTCTTTTATCTTGGTGCCCTTCTTTCATTTCCTGTTTAATACAGTCAATGTCTTTGTCTTGTTTACCATTAGTTATACCTATCTTCCCTAATCCTATTGAGATTTCATCGACTTTGCCGTCGATTTTGTTTAGCATTTCCCAGAGTCCTATGTCTAGTTTTTTCAAGTCCTTTCCCTGTTGTTCTGATTTGCTTTCCAAGATTGTTATACGGTGTTCATGGTCACGGTGTATTTCTTCATAGGTGCATGGGTTATGATTGGAAGTAGTGTTCGTGTCCTCCATTCTTTCTTTCATAGTATCATCTTGCTTGGCTTTAGAATCGGAAAGTATATTCGATCGTTTTTGCATAATAGTATTCACCTCTGCCATGGGTGTATCATGGGAGGGGTCATCTTTTTCACTGTTTTTAAGCCTGTTCTTCTGTTTTGTTTTCTTCCTGGCGTGGGTTCAGGTAGTTGTAAACTGCAACTAATATGGCTGCAAAGATAGGTACGTACACCTGCAACTGTACTGGTAAGATTCTTGGTAGAAGAGTTGGGTCTGCTACAAATACACCTAACACTAGGACCGAAATGGTCACTATTAAGGTTGATAATTTTCCATTGTCCATATAGATTCCTCCATTCTTTTTAGTTTAAAAATAACATGAGTGTGATATAGCTTAACGCTAGAGTTAAGCAAATAATAGTAATAGTGTAATCAAGGTTCATCTGTACTTCCCTGCCTTAACTTTCTGTACTTCTAGGTCCACTTCTCCATGTTGTAAGCATACCCATTTTTCAATGTAAGCGTCCCAGACTAATATTCTGGAACAGTAAGGGCAGTTAGAACCTTTTTTCATCGTATCACTCTTGTAAAATAAATATTAAAGTAGGTAGGGTGTAAGGTGATTTGATTTGAAAACTACAGGGGGTGTGTTGTTTTATTTATCCAAGTATGGTTTTTTTTAATATACAAAAATATGGCTTTCCCTACCTACTCCTCATAAAAGAGGGGGTTTTTTATGAGCTTAAATTAAGTATCTCATTGCTCTTATACACTGCATGGACTATCTGCCATGGACTTTGAGGTTCTGGTTGAACTGTTTCCATTTTGGAAACTGTTGGTTCTGGTTCAACATAGGATGTTAACCATGCTCTGGGATTGTATGTTTTATCCTTCCCTGAGAAACTGTAATCGGCCCCGCATCTATGGCAGCTTATTTCATCATTGCGTTTTAAACCACGCTCTAAACAGTTATAGTGGTCACATAAAGGGCAGTATGAAATAAATGAATAGTGTGTGTAATATCCTTCATTAATGCCTGTAGTATATCCTGAGCCACTTATAACCTCATAATCAACTGCATTAACTCCATGGACGGTTAAAAGTCCTATGCATAAGACAATCCAGAATAAAAGTAATCTCTTAATTCCATCACTCTCCTAATGGTTTTAGGTTTTCTAGTTTTTGCATTGCAATAAACTAGTAGCCACGGCCACTTTGGAGTATTTAAGGCCCTTTAAAAGGCCGTTAGTGTCATTGTCATCACCCTTTAAAATGATTTAAATCAATAGAATTAACATGATATGTGATTTGTATTTCATCACTTCCGCAGCTTATACAGAACCTATGAGGTCCGTCACCGGTGGAGGTGTTCTTCTTCCAGCATTTTCTGCATAGGATAGTAGTATTAACCATTTTCAAACCACTGTTTATTAGGAAGGTGTGGGGCCTTAACCCGGCCCAGAGGTGGTGTTTTAATATGGCTTACAAAGCAAGTATGTGATGAAAATTAAGGAGGTAGGCAGATCTTTATCGACTGTACCAACATTTGCTAAGGACCTGCCAGAATGGGTTTGAAGAAAGGGCAGCTGATATAGAAAAGCGGGTTTTATAATTCCCTCTCTTGAATGTCAATGCTTAACTCTGACTTTATTTTTATAATACTTCCAGTAACTAGGATTCATAGGGTCATTGTCAGAGTAGTCTTTAGGGTTCTGTTCTTCAAAAATCATCCCAGTTTCAGCTTCATACTTTTTATAAGCTTTATCATGGGCTTCTTTGATTACATTACGTTTTTTTGGAGTCCTTTTCCTAGATTTTCTTTGGGTGAAATCAACTGGTGGAAAATCTTGAACAGTTGCAGCAACCTTTTTAATAGGAGTTAAGTCATAAAGAGTAAACCCTGGATGAATAATTGGAGCTTTAAGAACCAGCCCACACCTTGGATTGGAACAAATCAAGAGGGCTCTTTCAACTAAGCTTTGGTTATTCCCACATTCAGGGCATTTTAAAGAGTTTTCTTTCAAATATGAAGTACTAATATGGTACAGGTCATCGGCTGTAACATATTGGTGTGAAGGGGATGACCCCGTGTCGGGGTCTTTTTGTCTTCCCTTACTATACCCTGTATGAAAAGTCTCTTTTTTCTCAGATTGTAGGTTTAACCATTCACTATAAAATGAAAGGTTATATGTTAATTTGGTTTCATATATTATTGTATGGGTAAATCCTAGGTATGTTATTGTTTCTAATTTGTAAATAAACCCAATGCTACACCCATTTATTGTTATAGTTGGTATTAACTTTCTTTGTTTGATTGTGCCTAATGGTTTTAGATTCTCCCTTTTCTTATTTTTTAAATAATTTTTTCTCCTTGAAGCCCGGTTACTTTCCAGAATAGAATGGTGCCTACACTTAGCAGAACAATATTGTTTATTTGGTTGGGTGGTGAAGAATAGTTTAATGCAGCTTCTTTTAGACCCTCTACAATTTTTCAAATATACTTTTGTTTGCTTTGGGTTGGATTGAACATGAGCAGTCATTGGATCCCTCCATTACTTCCCATAGTCTCTCCGAACCATTGAATAATATAATTTGAGAAAAGTTGAACCCATGTTTTACGTTTGTAATTAGTTTTAGGATGGCAGGATTTGCACAAAGTTATTAGGTTAGTTGGTTCATTGTTTTCTTTATTGTAGTCAATGTGATGTATTACTAAGTCTTGCTTAGCCCCGCATAATTGGCATTGGTTGTTGTCTCGTTTTTTAATCTTGGATTTTAATATCTCATTGAAATCATGAGGATAAATCTCATCACTGATTCCTTCGTAATAGTAGGGCCTTTCCTGAAGTATTGCACATTTGTTACTGCAATAAATCATTTCACTTTTTATGAACCTATGATTCAATCCCTTTTTACCTAATCGGACTTTATCTTTAACTATTTCATAATTATGAGAGTTTACAACATATTTTCGTTTCTTTTTGATTGGCTTACCGCACTCCTGACATTTAGTTACAAATTGTAAATCATAGCAATCAAAACAGTAAGGCACGAACTTATTATATTTAAAAATGGTTCCACATTTTTTGCATTTCTGTGTTCTTAATCCGGAGTCTCTGCAATGAGGATCACAAAAAATATTTTCAGAATCTTCATATTTTTTATGCACCACACGATCTTTTCCACAATATTTACATTTCTTTATTATGAAATCCGGATCATTTTTTTTATAACAGTTCCAGGAACAATATTCTTTCTTCCAAGCGTCCTTCTTTCTTAAACTCTTTGTTGGAATAAACTTAGAATTGCAAGTAAGACACCTATCTTCACTTTTACTAATTTCTATTATCTCCTTGCATTCATCCCTATAATTACGACATGAACTGCAAACCTTTACTTTCCTACTCCTCTTTTTTGGATAAATTTCCCCACACCATGAACATATAAAAATGGATCCTATATTTAATGCTAATTCTTGTGCTAAATCCAATCTCATTATTATAAAATCCCCCTATGAAGATTTTAGTTATGATTATATATTAAATTAACCTAATATATAACATTTTCGGTTCTTTTTGATTTTTAATAATTTATTAAGTTTGTATTAATGATTCAATCAATTAGAAAAAATATTTTGTTTTTTAAAGATGATAATCGCCTCCGTTGCTCCCCTTAAATAAGTTTAAATCAAATGTATTTCAATAAATAAAACCTACCGATCATTTTCTCCTATGGGTTGTAAAAAATTAATCAACCCGGTTTCAATACCCTAACAGTTTAGTTGCAGTGAGCATCCCTAGATAAAAAATGAATGCTGCAATTCCAATCAATCCTAGAATATCGCCAAAGCTTGGGTTCTTATTTGTTTTTTCAGCCGGCCTTACCCATGGTTTAGGAGTGCCTAACCAATGCTTCTGTCTAGGGTCCATTATCAACCCTCACTTTCTTTTGAGGCCGTATATTCTTTTTAACCACTGTCTGACCTTCTAAATGTTCGCATAACCCCTCAATGTCTTCAGGTTCACCCTGGACGGTGACGAACATAAACCCATTGGTTTTATCATTCCTCATTACGTATTCAATCTCCACCCCCTTACACCTCCACCTTTATATCCAACTGATAAGTGTCATCTCCAGGTATTGCAGTCATCTCAGTACGGCCCTGCAGCTCTATTGGCAGATCACCATGGCCCCTTAATATTTCATCCTTACCCTGGAACTTTGCTATTACAATGGTCCTTGGTTTCACTATAATTTCACTGGCAGTGTTCTTCAGGAAGCCAACAATGTCACATTCATTGAATATTGTGTTGCCGTTTGGGTAGTGTGCTGGGAATATCGGATCATCTATTCCATTTACTAGCTCCACCTTTACAGTTCCAGACATATCTTCCACCATGCCCTTGTTTTCTGGGAGGTCCTTGTATTCTTCTTTCAGTTGCTTGTATTTCTTTTCCATCGTAGTGTTTCTAGATGTATCAACCTCTCTATTTTCAGTGGGTTCTTCAACACCAGGTAGTGCATAGGCATTCTTCCGGCCCACCTTTTCAATCTGGATCCGTTCCTCTTCAACCATGGTTGCCAGGGTCTGGTAGATGGCATCCTTAGTCACTCCACTGAATTTGTTTGCAATGTCCTGCACACCAGCCCATGGCATTTCTTCCAGGTAGTTTAAAATCCTATTTTCCCTATCTTTTAATTCATCCGTTTTACCAGTATTCACTTCATCAGCCTCCTTTTTACTCTCATCGTTTTCTATGAGTCTTAAACCATTCTTTGTTAAAGTACAATAATTCGGATCTATATTATGATCATATTCTACCAGACCAATGTTCACCAGGTAATCTATAACCCTCTTCTTCCTATCCCAATCACCATCTACGAATGATTTACTCTTGTAAACTGAAACCGGGCATTCATGGTCATCAATTTTCTTTAAGATAATTTTAGTTTCACTTTCTGGAATCGTTTTAAAGCCTCCCTTTCCTGTACTCCACTATACACAATAAACAATAATTAGCCATATCCAGTAAGGTGTCCTCGATTGATTCATCCTTAACGGCGTTGAAACCCTTCCTGGCGAAACTACAACACCGGCTGAACTTATCTGAGATTCTGATCATGATTCCCATCCATGGATCCACACCCATGAACTTAGACATCTCGAAATTATTAACATCTCCAGCGTTGTAATCTTGTCTTTTTGCCTGTCGAATCTTCCACATCTGCTTTAAAAGGTCTTTAAATTCCTCATCGTCGTCTTTTATTTCATACGTTGTCAATTGAGAGCCCCCTATTTATTCTTTATTTCAACTTTTCCATTTTTGAAAGTTATAGTCCGTTTCAATTCCTTTTCCCAACCATTCTTTGAACGAATGGTTTTCTGATAAAGTGCACCACAGATAACACATTTATCAGGCCCTATTATTGTTAGTGAATCTCCATCGCTGACAGTTGTCACTTCACCTTCCTTAAATTCCTGATAATAACCACAATTATGGCAGTGCTCATAAACCCTCCCTACCATGTTATCAATCCCAAAACACTAGTGGAAAAATACATTAAAAAAACAAAAGTCATCCAATTATTATGGTCCTTGTATGCAGAAATAGCGAAAATAGAATTGCATATTAACCATATAGGGAAACAAAGAATGTTTCCAATTGCGTTTAAATAAGCTCCTGCCAGGGCAAAAATAGAAGCTAATGTCATTATAATTGTTTGCGTACTCTTAAATCGGGTTAAATTTATTGTATCGCCTCCCAAGTACTGCCATTCCATGTTTTATTGTAACATTTTTCCATGACAAAGCAAAGCCAGAGAACATTCCAACTCCCAGTTTCAAACATGTTGAAGGCAGAAAAGGTATGTTCAAACTCTACAAACCGATACATAAACGCATCCCATTTTTTGAATTGTTTGTAGCAACAATCAAATGACAGTTCTTTTATTTGTTTATAGGTTGCTTGGAGGTCCTCTTGTCGGGGGAGCCAGTATATTCTTTCTTCGTTTAATTGCTTTGGTTCCCATTCTTTAGCATCCATATCTAAATAATCACAATGGCAATTTCCTTTTATACCATAAGGATTTCCTTCTAATTTAAAAAGAACTATTTTATCAGCGGGTTTAGGTTCCCATTCTTCCTGAATCTCTACCGCTTCTTTACACATTTTTATAAATGTTTCATCCACCTTATCAGCCCCTTACTTCGTCCGTCCCCATCCTATTAAATACTTATTCGGCCTTGTATTGTCAGCTAATTGTAATTGTAAGTATAAATTTAGCATTGCGGGTACAGGGAATACTTTTTGAAGATTTAATTTAATCTGTTCAAATCCATTTTTAATACACTCAGAAGCCCGTTTAAGAGCGTCACAAAGGGGTTCAAAATTTATCTTGAGGGTGATAAATGGTTTGTCCCTTAATTGTTTGCTGTATTTCTTTTTATTAGATAATTGCCTTCTTTTAAACCTCATTTTTTGTCTTTGTGCTTTAATACTTTTATTTCCAGTTTTTAACATAACATCATACCTTTATCCTTTCTATTTCAACCAACCTTAACGTCCCAAATCCTTTTTCTTCATCTTCAAGGTAAATATGGAACCGTGCTTTGCAGTGGTCACATTCATTCTCAGGCATTGTCTTTAACGTTTCCTTAACTAACTGCAACACCCCAACCCTACATTTAGGACATAATATACTTCCAGACATGTTTAAAACACCTCCAAGGTTGATTGTTTATCTGGTTTCATAATCGTGAATCCGGGTAAAGGCTCTTCCGGGGTAGCCATGGCTTCTATCATTTTAATATATTTAATTTCCCTTTCAGAAACCATCCTACAATGAGGGACACCATTATATTGATTCATACTTTCATTAACCCTCCACGCACTATAGAAGTCTTGACTTAACGTATTATGCCAAATAACCAAGCCATCAACACCATGCAAAAGGAAGTTTACAACTGTCATCAGTACGCAGGTATGGTCAAGATCTTCAGCAACCATGAATGATCCAGGGTGTTTGACATGTGCTGATAATAGGCACCGGCCACTTCCAACTGTAGGGTCATTAATCCTAATCCGGCCCTGACATGTTTTCGGTAAACTAAGGGCAGTGAGTAAGTCTGATATGTCTGGAGGTGTGAAAAACTGACCGGCCTTCTCACGCTGATAAGGAGTGCTCACGCATGGCTCATAATATGTACCTGGGAAATCAAACCATGATTTATCAGTGACTAATCTTTCTTCTAAAACCATGATCATCTCCACGTACATATCCCAGAGAATCTTGATTTCAGATTTAGAATAATTCTTATCCCATTTTGGAAATTCTCCTATGGCATGAGCGAGAATAATGTATTCTAACCAGTCATCGAAGACCCTGGCCAGGTCATGCTTATCAGTGAGCTTACCGATCAGTTTATGGAAGTTTTCAAATCCTGTTGGAACATCAACCATTAAACCCCTCCAAAGGGCACCGTTTAGGAAATCCGTTTAGCTGTTCCTTAAATTCAGGTTGCTTATCGAAATCAAACATAATATCAGTTCCATCATACCAGGAAGACTGCCAGATGATAAAATTCAAAGAATTGTATGCACGGCCCCTGACATTATCTCTTAAACTCTTTTTAGGATCATACCAACACTCCAATTGTGGCCCACCAAAAGAAGTTCCGAAATATTCCTGGAAATTATATCCCAGGTAAGATTCCATTATTGGAACTTTGTCTTCTTGACCATGGTCATTAAAGGGGCAATCACAACACCTGGTTATTTTAAAGACTTTATTCATTAAAAACCCTCCAGTAAAGGTAAGCAATCGTTTTCCCCTGATTTCCTGAAATGGTAACACTGTCCAATTATGCAACCTTCCCATCTTTCGTGAGGAACTCCATGGTTACATGCAGCTGCATTACTGCATTTGTCAGCATGTTCACAGATCACTTTCATTCACTCCCTCCTTCCTGTCCTATGATATGCTTTTGATACCATTTGCTGTTCTTTCTCCATTCATCCATGCAGGGCGGGCAGACATTATGCACCTTAGATTCGCTTTCAAAAGGTTCTTTGCAGACAATGCATTTAACTTTCATTCAAACACCTCTTCACCTTCGCAAATAAGGTAAACTTCACCATAACCAACCGTATAGGATTCTACAACTCCGTTAAAATTATAAATGGTGCCGTTGCTTAACTCTCCTTTTGTTTTAATCGGCATCCCTATTCTTTCCTCTTCATCTATAGAAAAGAAAGCTTCAGCTTGTTCTGGGCTTAACATGATTTTATGTTTCATCAATACCCATCCTCCCTGTACTGTTCTAACTCTTCCCTTGCCTTCTTTCTACGAATCATGGCCTTATGATGGAGCCTGTTACCCTCGTCTATGCAGTCTTTGAAGTCTTCTGACATCCGCAACCCTCCAAGGTAGCCTGTGCATTAACTCCCTTAACCTCTGCCAGTTTAAACATAGCAGCCAATACATGTTTACAAGCGAAACTACCATTAGCCTTCTTATGCCGGTTATTGAAATCAGGGCAGATGCACCTCCAAACCCCTTCTTCAACATCATAATCAACCATATAAGTCTCCTTCTTTGATTTCACATTGAAAAACATGTAATCAGAATCAGAATAATCTAATTCAACATTCCCTTTCAAATATAATTGGAAACCTTTGGTTATTCTATCTTGTTTCGTGTTCCTCCCTCCCTTTTAGAACTGCATTATATGCCTCTTCCTCGGTTTTGAATGATCCAAGGTATATCCTTTTTTTATTAATATTGATATTAGCTTGCCACTTTTTAGTGGATTTATTATAGCTGACTCCTTTGAATCTGCTTGTATTATTGGGATTGATATATCTGGGAGGCTCATTACCTAATTTCAATTCTTTTTTTGCTTTGTTGTATGCCTTAGAGGCATCTATCTCTGAATCAAAGCTTCCAAGATAATAATATTTCCCGTTTTTATTAATAGCTGCTTGCCACGATTTATATGAATGTCGAACCCCTAAATATTTACTAGATTTTTTTAAATCTCCTCTTTTTAAAAAGGTGCATCCTCTTTTATATCCTTCATTTGCTAATTCAAAATGTTCAGCAGCTGTTTTTTCATTGCTAAAATATCCAAGTTTATAAGTAACCTTATCTTTTACAATTTGAACACCCCATTTTTGCATATTAACATCCCATGTAACCCCTGGGTATTTAGATGATGTTGTATGCTTATTCAGGGCATTTTCTCTTGCAGTTACAATCCTTAAATTAATTCTTCTGTTATCTAATGTGTTTCCATTTATATGATCTACATGTTTCCCGTTAGGAGCGTTAGTTATTACTCTATGCATTTTAACCTGTTTGCGTTCGGCCCTGGTTGTGTATTCATCTTTTAATTGGGGTCTAACAACATAAAATCCTTTAACACCAGGACTCCATGCCGCCTGCCATTTCCATTGCATTAAATATTCATAATCTTCATCGTCTACCAACGTTTCTTGGCTTTGAGTTAATGGGATTTTTTTCATTCTTAAACCTCCCCTTCAACTGATAAGTCCTGGTCACCGGTGGTGAAATAGCAGAGCTTCACCAAGTCAAGGGCATTCAGATCCGGGTAGAACTGTCTGAGAGTGTCCATGGCCTCATCCCTGGAAGATGTGTTCGTGTCCATCAAGAGGATGGCTTCAGGTATCTCACACACCTGGACCAATGTCATGGAGAATAAGAATGCTTTAAACTGCCTTGTAGGTGTTTTTATATTGTAACCCTGGCCGGGTTTTATGGATTTACTCGCCTTCCTGATGGTTGGAAAGATGGTTTCCTGGAGCTTAGGGAAGTCTTCTTTGAAGGTTATTGTTTTCATAGGTTAGTCCTCCAACAATTCAGGATTCTCAAATTTATTCCCAATCACTTTGACGCATGCTTTTGTAACTTTTGGATTGGTAATGGTATCAAACCAGACCATTCCATTCTTAGTCTTACCTTTAAAAGCAAATGCTAAAGCTCCGTATTCTACAACCCCCTTAACTTCTTCTATGTAATGGGGTGGTTTCCCAGCAACTATGTCTCCCTGATATATTTCGGTGCCATTGCGGTCCTTTAGGCCTGTGAATTGAAGTAACTCACAATTCTTTGCTTTAAACTCATAGGAGGTGTTACCATCAAAACAATCAATATACTCAATGCACAATGGTTCTAAATTTAATTGAGTTTCATAAACCCATTCAATTCCATCAACTGGGAACATTTTTTTTAATTCTTTATGCCAGGCTTTGAATTTTAGTATTGACATCTATTTCCCCCTTTCCTTATTCCCCAGCCCTGCAAAGAAATTTAAAATCATACTGGTAATATTAGACAGTTTAGAAAGGATATAAGTGAAAATAGAACCTTCTTTCCGGCTGTTAATAATATGCCATCTACTCTTAACTCCAGGTACAGTTCTCTCCAGGTTTTCTGCAATCTCTTCCCAGGTTAAATCCATACTCTTATAATGCCTTAACATGGTGTCGTCTGAGTCATTCCATGATTTCTTATACATCACTGGTTTATCCTCACTTCCAGGTTGATCAACTGGAAGGTCGTAGATGTGCCTCTTAACAGCTTCCGGGCTTCTTTTATGGTAGCCTTTGATGTTCATCTTAGTTCTGACATGGAACTCCTTGCTAATCTGAAACTTATCCTTACCAGCCTGTACGCATTCAGTAAGGAACTCATCTTCGATTGGACTCCACCGTGGCCCCTTCCCGATACTTACACCCCCTTCTTAGCCATGCTTTTTGGTTGATTCAGTTCAACATACTTCTCTAAAACTCTGAATAAGATTGATTCAGTGTCTTCTCTTTCATCTTCAACATCATTCAAAAGATAGATGCCTATGAATCGGTTGAGTTTATTCTGTAATCTTAAAGCATTTTCAACCCGGTTCATCATGTGCATACGTTCTATGTCCCTGAGTGATTGGTGCAACTTATTGATCACCTCTAATCTCTTATCAAGTATGATTCTAAGAGGTTCAACTGCAAAGAAAGAGAGATTATAATAATTAGAATAAATATCTTGAAGTATTTCTTCCATCTGCCTGTTAACAGTTATTAATTCATTGAATAATACAGGCGTGTCTTCATGGAAAACTTTATTATAATTAGGAATGATTCTATCCTGCCTATCATAGAGGCTGTTCATCTTTTCAACCCATTTCTCCATCCCTATGTCTTCAATATGTTCTTTCAATTTTTCATCCATCTTTTCACCCCTTTTAAAAAAAAAGTAAAATTAGCCCCCTTTCTCTTTAAGGTGGGCCTCCAGTTGTTCCCCTGGCAGTAACTCAGGTTCGGATTCTGGAACTGCATTGGATGTTTCAGCTGCCAGGTAGGCAGATTCCAGTAACGGCTTAATCACTGGTATAGCTCCCTCTGTAGTCATGCCCTTGGAAGCTGGTTTGATATACGCCTTCCCACTGTAAGGGTCCGTCTGCATGATTAAACCTTTCTCAGGGCAGATTTCAGCCAGTTGGAGTAAGTTATATTGATCCATCTCTATTCTGACTCCTTTCTCTGAGACTTGGTAAGGAACCGTTCTACCCTCTTTAAGGATTTCATCAATCCTTGCCGTGATTTTCTGATCAATAATTCTCTTCTGGATTGCCAGCTTCTGCAGATCCTCATCCTTGACAATGGAATCAATCTCCATAGTGGTGATCTTATCCACCTTGAGGGTTTCCACCTGGGCCCCGGTCCAGGTAGATCTTAAAGGAGTGAGTAACTTCTTAACCTCACTCTCCTTCATTTCTGCCAGTTTCTCTTTTGCTAAATCTTCTATTGATTGCATGTTTATTCCCCCTCCTTAGCAGGGTACCGTTTAACTATCTCGGGCTTAACCAAATTCCAGAATGCATCATCATCACCAATCTGTTCCTTAGCCTCCTGGAGCATGTTAATCTCAATTAGAATCATGCCCTTACCTTTGACATCCTCTTCAACCCCTTGGATGAAGGCTGCAACCTCTCCAGGATCGTAATTGTTCAAAGTAGGTTTATTGTTCTCAGGCTCCAGATCATCACCTGCAGCTCCTGAAGTAGTGTCCTGACCGGCTGGCCGGTGGTGAACTTCATAAAGCTTAGTAGGAGATAATGGAGGTTTATTAGTTTTAGTACCTGTAAATTCAATACACACCTCATGTCCTACTGGAATATCCTTAAACAAGTCATCAAGGACGGTGGTCCCATAGACTGTAATAAGGTCTCCTTCGCTTTCGACAATGTACCTTTTCAATTCTTCTTTGGGATTGTTTGGGTTCTTATCAACCTCAGTCTTCTTATAAACCCCTATAATGAAGTTTCCAACATCAGGGTTCCATTTACGACCTTGGGCTTTAACCCATCCATCCTCTCCGTGTTTTACACCTTTTACTACCATATTAATCACCTTTTTATGTGAACGCCTGGACCCGGATTTGAACCGGGGAGTTGCATTGCAGCACGGCTTAGCAGACCGTCTCCATACCACTTGGATACCCAGGCAAAAGAATAATAAATTAAAAGTCAATCACTCCAGTTATATACCATTCTGGAGGCTCACCCGCCGGTGGGGAGTAATATAAACTCCTAGTATGCATCCTATTATGAATCTGAGTCTTAGACAAGCCCCCTAACCGTTCGCCTATTTCAGTGGCGTTAAGATTCTCCTCATTACGCAGGTAATAGATCTTCCAATCCACGTCTTCAATCAAATCACATGGAGTATATTGAGACCGTGGCCTTGGATGGTACCCTGGACGGCTGACCTTAATAATTCTAGCCCTGGCATAAATAGAAGGTAAAGTCCTATCCAAGTCATTTTGAAGGTCTTTAACGTGTGCAACTTTGGGGTAGTTCTCCCTGAGATAATCATCCTCTTTCGGATCCCATGCGTTCCAATTCCCATTTCTAGACATACATTACACCCCTATCATCACAGTTTCAGTCACTAATAAAACCGCTGCAGCCATAGGGAGGACCACGCATGCTATACGTAAAATGGTTTTAAGGCTCTTTAAATTCCTGGTAAACCAGGACGGCCTCTTCTTGAATAAATTGCGTTTCTCCTTAACCCATACTGAAGGCTTCCAGATAGCCTGGCATTTAGGACATTTAAACATGCCATTCTTTTCCTCAATTCTGATTTCGCATATCGGACATTTACTTTGCATTTCCATCACCTTTTTTTAAAAACGTGTCTTCCTTCCAGGACTTTCCACACTTCCCATGACAATTTAACATCGTATCTCCGTTTGAAGGGTAATAGCAGTACGCCCCACATTCAGGGCACACTGCGGGCTTAGTCACCTTATGCTCGGTAATATCATGCTCCAAATCATTATCCTTGAATCTGATTCTAGGCATGTTTGCGGGCAAACTCACCAATCCTCCTAAACTCAGTTATAACTAGGTTGCAGAAGTCTTCGCAGGTCCTTTGAAGTTCATCCAGGAAGACACCCTCATTGATAACTTCCTGTTCCCTGATATGACGCTCCCATGAAGTCATCTATGATCCCCCTTTAAACGGGCACTCCTTCAAACAAGGCAGGCCCTGGCAGTCGGAACATTCATGCTGAAATGCATCCTCTTCTATAACTCCATGCTTTTCCATTAGGTTTTGACATTCCTGTTCTAAGGCCACGGCCACGCTAGCGGCGTATATTTCATGATTCATAGGCATTTAGTTCACCCCTTTTTCTCGAATAATATCTACATGCAATTTGAACATCTCAGGATCCGTGTACTTCCTGAGTTCAACCTTCCAATCCAGGTCAGATTTAAGTATCATCACCTGTTCACCTTCATCAATCCAAGTAGTGTCAGCTATCCCTGGTTTAACTTCTTTAGATTTGATTTCATAGTAGTCTTCAATCATCTGGAAATCAACCTTATCTGGGTTGAACTTCCCAAGGTGAGCCTCATAACCTGGCATCACCTGGGGTTCACCACTACAAAGGCTCATTAAAACCGTGTACGCCTGGCTGACTATCATCCTAATCATCTCCCTGGAAGAGTTCAACCGGCTGGACATGTGCACCTTCAATATTAGCAGCCATGCATTCAGCCTGTTCTTTATCACTAGTGGAGCCGTAAACTTTGGCCGTGTCTAAAACTAAGTACTTGTATTTCATTCTAAAACCCTCTTAAAATGCAGATTTCAAATATTCTACCATCCTGGAACCGTTGATAACAGCGGGTTCCATTGGTGACCTCTTTGTCTGGGAAGTCTGGCAGGTCCTCCGGTGTCACCCTGGCATAATCATCCTCGGTGACATCATGTATCTTAATAGTCTGATCTTTTCTCAGGACCCTCTGGACCCTGTCCACGGTGTCCACCTGGTATTTGGTTAACATTTAAACCCGCTCCATTTCCAGGACTTCATAAACCTTAACTCTCATGGAGTCATTGTCTCTGTTCTGGATAAAATCAAGTAAATCTTTCAAAGAGTTTCTCTGGAAGGATGGCATCATACCAGTCCTAGTATTATGGTCTATTACTGCAGTCCACCATTCTTGGTCATCAAAAAAATAGAATTGAATAAAACCTTTCCAGGTGTGAGAACTTCCAGGTTTTTTTACTAGGATTTTATAAATGGTGTCTGGATGTCCCATACCGGGCCATCCTTGGTGTTGTAGCTGCAGTTTTCTCCCTGGTATTGGGATCTGTTGTTTGACTTCTTTGGCTGAAATCATAACTTATTCCCCCTCTTTCCTCCCAAATGCAGCGTAGTCTATTATTATAGGTTCGATATCATCCCAGTCCATGTCTGCAACACTTTTTTTTCCGTTCATAGTTTTCACAACCGTTTATGATAAGAATCTGGGAAGGAGTTCCAGGCATGGCGGGCCTGTTGGGTTTCTTCCCACACTATAACATTGGTGTTAATGGTATAAATACTTTACTGTAAATGCTGTATTTACTGTAATATAATAATATAAATATAATATATATAATATAATAATAATTATAATAATATAAATAATAAATAAATAATAAAGTAAAAAAGAGTAAAAGCGTGTGTATAGCTTGGCTGCATATCTGTATACCTTATACACATGTCGAAAAAAGATATATAAATTTGAGATATGTGTAGTGTGTATACTACCTACAGCCATCATGAGGAGTTTCATGATCGAAATTCCTCTTCTAAAATTGATTGGAGTTTATCAGATTCTAAATTCAAACCATAAGCCCATCTTTTTACATCACTCTGGTTTAATTTTCCTTCATTCTCATATTGCCTTTTAAAAAAAGCTTTAGCTTTATCAATCTCGTCCTTAGGTTTTTCAGTGCTAAAATAAGATTCTAAATTCAACTTAGTTAATTCTCCAGAATTAACAGGATCTATAATTTCCTTTTTGACAAGTTTCTTAATATCTCCCATACTCAAATTCAGTTGAACCCGCCTGACATCAAGTACAGGATCATGAATAACATTATCATTCAAATAACCTCTAGCCAGGTCCTTGAGAACTTCGGCCTGGGAATCGGGATCGATTATAATTTCATCCCTAAGTTTATCCATTTCATTTTCAACATTCGTCAATTGTTTCAATAATACGTCCCTTTTTTCTTCTAATACTGCATAATTACTATTTTTACCCATTAAAAATTTATATCCTTCAATTAATGCTTTAGATGGACCAATACCTTTCTTCTTTCCTGCTTCTATCAATTCCTCATGTTCTTTCTTAATATATACGTTGAGACGAGCCATTATGCCACCCTCAGATAGCCTTTTTGAGGTTCATAAACTATTCCTCGCCTTTTTAAATACATTATATGATTACTAGTTCCTTCTCCACACAAATTATGATTATCCTCCATTATTTCAATTAAAACGTTAATAGGAGCCCTACCTCCATATTCTCCTTCCAATTCCAGAATATGCTTTTTCATTAAATTTATTTTTTCACCATCAATCCTAGAAGCCTCTCTTTTTTTAATAACTTCCTCATATTCTTCTTTATACTCAGATTTATCAATAATTACCCGATATAATCCTCCTTTGGCCCTATAAATCCACCCCATTTCGATTAAATCTTTCAGAATAGATAAAGTAAATCCTTCAGATTTCTGGTAATCCTGGGCCATTACTGCAATTATTGTAAACTTATTGATTCCTACATCAATAGATTCATCAAAAAGAATATCATTATTTTTTTCAAATTCTTTAAGAACTTCCCAGACTAAACAGTGATTCTGTGTAGCAGTAATTCCATTAATTTTAAATACATCGTCAATATCATCATTGATTACATCATGTGAACTTATTGGTGCAATATCTAAATTTTCACCATGGATTGAATATTTATTCACTCTAAAACAATCAATAAATGATTTCAACCCATATTCATACCTAAACCATTCCCCTGATTCTCTATACTCGTCAAATATTAGATGTAATGTTTTTTCTAGTGTTTCGTCTCCAGGAATTGTATAAAGTAAATTAAGTTTAACTGGATTAGCAGTTTGTAAATCCCTTAAACGTTTTTTAGGATTCTTAGCAATCCCTATTTTAACAAATTCTCCAGCAAGAATAAAATAAATTTGTTTAATCTCAGAACCCATGAAATCCCTCCTTGACTTTCATGGTTAATATTTTATTTAAATAATATAAATACTTTACTGTAATGTCTGTATTTACAGTAAATAAATAATAAGTATAAATAGTTGAAAACATAAAGAATATAAATAGTAATTGCGATATAACCTGTAAAGGAGGTGAAGCTATGGGAAAAATATACTTCCAACCAGAATTAAGTGATTCGACTGAAGCTGAATTTAGAGAGAAAGCAAATAAACGATATAAAAACAAACATGGAGCATTCAATAAAACCATTATAGATCTGATTGAAGCATTTGTTAATGGAGATATTGAACTACCTGTAGTAGAATAACCCTCTTCCTTTTCAATTTCACAACCATTCTGGCCCTGGTTTTCCAGGGCTTCACTATCATAACTATTTTCAACATGTTCCAAAATGGAACATACTCCCAGGACCTGGATCCTACCTGCAGCTGTAATCATAGATCTACACCTGCAGTGGTTAGACTTGTTTCAGTAGTTGTTCACTTTCTTCCTTGAGCACCTTACACTCTGCAAACAATTGCCGGGTTTGCAGGCTGCCAGGATCTATAATTTTCTGGACTCTATACTCATGGAATTTTTCAAAAAAAGTATCCTGTAATTCTATGGTTTGCTGTAATAGCTTTAACCGTTTAGAGCTATCGCTAATACTGCTACTATTCCCCGCCTTTCCGTTAAATATATATTGCTTGGATTCCAAACCTTTTGTTAGCAGACTTGCACTCCCCTGTGCTGTTTGTTAGAGGTTAGGGTGTTCATATCATGGGTTGCAGCCCATGTATGATAGTTAGTCCTAACCTCGACCTTACTTACTTATTTTTGTATTACATTTTTCGGGTATATAAGTATTGTTAAATAGTGTCAGCGTCTGAGAACTATTAGGATTATTTTAGGCTGTTTTTTTATTAACCGGGGCAGTTATGGCATTTTAAACATTATATTCATACGTTAAAAATTGTTCATCATAAGCAAGATTTAATAACGAACAATCAAAGATGAAAGTAAAGACTTACAATTACTAAAGGAATGACATTAAAATGAAAAAGGTAAATGTGTGTGGAAGGGTTGATATTGAAGTCCTGCAAACATTCAACGAAAACATCAAACAATTAAAAGGCAAACCATTTGGCAGTAAAGGCCGTGGCCTGGAAACATCAATGAGAATCATGAACAATTATTTCAGGATCTATGAGGATAGAACACTCATCAGCATTGCAGAGGAATTAAACCTGCAACCCTGGGAACTTGGAGAGGTGATAATAAAACAGTGGATTGAAATGTATAGGAAAGTACATGAAGATAATTAACCGTTTAATTCATTTTCTTCACGTTCTAATTCTTCCCTTATCTTATCACGGTTTTCCAGGGCCTTGATTTTAAGTTTATGCTCCTTTAATTCCTGGAGAATCTGTTGATTGATTTCTTTCATTTCCTGCAGGGCTTCACTTTCCCGCTCTACCGTGGTGATATTTTCTTTGAATGTAATCCGGTGTAATCCTTTCTTATATTCTTCTAATAAGTTTTTATCATTCTTCTTAAAGTAATTACGGTCCACCCCTGCCATTTTATGACCCATCATGAGCCTTATCTTTCGGTAGTCAAGGCCTTCATCATCCAGTTCATTTGCAAAGAACACCCTGAAAGATTTTGAAGTTACATAGCTGTAATTCCCCACCTGTTTACCTTTCCATCCTAGATTTTTGTTCTGTCTCAGGAGATAAACCCGTACAGCTTCATAACCTAACCTGGTTTGTTTCCCCCGGGCCCTGAATAATGGTACCTCCAGGTTTTCAGGTGGATGGCTCGTCATGTAAAATAGAATGTTGTGCAAGGATTCAGGACTGCTATATGTGATGTGTTGCTGATCTGTTTTGATTCTCCACATACGCCATACTGGTATGATTTCAGGGTATTTCTCACTAATTTCATATAGACCTTCCAGGCTGTTTACTTCGGTTTCTTCAATCTCGGATAATTTGAAATAGTAATTCACTGCCCGGATGAGTTCTTTCACTGTGATACTGCTGGCGTCTGCATAGTTCATTGCAGTGCTGGCCATGAATGTGAACAGTGCCTCGTATTGTACGTTGCAGAACTGGAATAATCTTTGCATGTCCTGGTATTGTGGGAGGTCTTCATAGAGTACATAATATGATTTGGGTACTCCTTTAATTTCCTTCTCGGGAGTTTTAACTTCAAAGTAACGGTAGAACATCTTTATTATTGTCATTATGTTCTTTATATTCGCATTCCCGAACTCCCTATCATTCTGGAGGTAGTCAACGAAAGAATCAAAATGGTCACTGATTTCCCGTTCATCCATCCAGGGGTGTTTTGTCTGGTCTTCCCTGGCTTCCCGGATTAATTCAGTGGGTGTTTTATTTAAATAAGAAGTGTAATAATTTATTTCCTTAATATACCGCCCAATTGTGCTTTGTTTTCGCTGTTTTGCTTTGAGGAATTTCTGGAGTTGGCGGTCCTGGGTGATGTCCATGGAACTATGTATTGAAAAAAGGAGTATATATTATATTTCCAGGTGGGTTGTTTCCCGAACAATAAGTGATGGGACTTCTTTAGTTTCTAGGCATATTTTGTTCGGGACAGTTGGATTTATGGAATTTTTCATAGTGATAGTTTTGTTGGTTGCAGGTTAAAAATAATGATCTAACTATTAGGTTCCATGGTGTTGGTAGGTTCCTTATCCTTGGGTTGCAACCTAATGGTTAATTTAATCAACCCATTCAAGAAAACTAAATCCAAAATCTTTAATCCCCTCTAAATAAACAATTCTACAATTAAAAAGTTTAAGTAACCTCATATCATGATAAGGCATTGCATTCTCAATAAATTGTTTTTCAACATGATGTTCCCATTCTCTTGGAATGAAAATAGTGTTTACTCCTTCAGGACTGCAAGCCATGGCTTTTGTATATTTTTCACCTGCAATGCTTATTAAATCCCTAAATTCTTCTGTTTTCAGGAATTTAATTTCATCCCCATTGTTAAATACATTTATACTATGTTTTTCTGGTTTCATGGTTATCTCCTTATTCTCCATTTATACAATCACCACAAACAAATCCAAAATCAAATTCAATCCCTTTGCTAACGTCTTTAAGTTCATGACATTTACAACATTCTTCTGGTTTCATTCAATCCCCTCCTTTACACCCTCCAAAATAATTACATTCTTCATTATGTTTATCATAATGTTCACAGGAGCCTTGACAATAGGTATATTCTTCCCACATCTTTTTAAGGATGCAATATACCCATATTTTCATTCAATGTCCCCCTTCATCGTCAATAACCCTTACCCATTCTCCATTTTTCCAGACGAGCTTATATCTATTTGTAGTCAAAAGACTAAGTTGTTCCAATGCGTTGTTGATGTGTTCAATGGCTACTTTAAACTCCGATTCCCATATTCCCCCTAATGCTTCCCAGTTTTTACGCATGGCTTCATTATTCTTTTTAATGTTCTCTTCATTGTAGGCAACCATTTTGTGTCCCTCCTTCAAACCCCTTTCTTTTTAACGCCCATTAGTCCATAACCGGTACTTTAAAACCTCATTAATTGTATCAATTGTTATCAATTCAATTTTTCTTTGTATTGTTAAACCCCTTCCAAACCTGTGATTCAATAAATATTGGATGGATTCTCTCATGTTTTTTCATCCCCCTAATCAATCCCCTTAATAATACAATTTATTAAACTTCCATTCTTCATTATTTAAGCCCGATTCTTTTTTAATAGAACATGCGATACACAATGTTTTATTCCCAGATTTACAATGTCCTACGGTTACATTACCACATTCATCACAGTACGTTACTCCATTTACCATAGTTCCCATTTTAATCATTCCCCTTTATCATCTTCCTTTTCACCCCTTTCCAGAAGCAACACTTGTACTTTACAACCTATCCATTCTTTAGGGAGGTACACAGCCCCGGCGTTGCCTCCTTTACGGACTATTTTGGTTTCCATGTCGTAGATTTTGGATTCTATCTTTGATGGGAGAGTGTCTTTACTCATGTTAACAATGTCCTAAGGCTCTATGTTCGTCATAACTTATCCCTGCAAATATTTTAAATGAATTTGAAACCTCAATATTAAGTTTATCACATACTTCAATTATAGCAGGAGCACCATACGGATCATATAAAGAATCATCATTGATTATTTTAGCCAGATCATCACGCCCCATCGCTACAAAAAAATCTTGTAAGTATTCAATATTAAAACCAGCACTGATGCCCCTACATCCTTTTGATTTTTCAAATGAGAATATTAAGCGACTGGCAAAGTCTTTTACTATACTATTTAAACTAATATCCCTAAATTCTTCTTTATAGGTCTTATTTATTTGTTCTTGATTTCTTTTTAATTCATTCTGTTCTATAAATTCTTCGACCTTTTTTCCTTCTTTAAGTTCATCTGCTTTGAATAACATGGTTTATCACCATGATTTATTATATACTTCATACTATAAGTATTTTTCCTTTATATTTCCCATGAAGTTTTAAGATGAGTTTTAAAATTCTACTTCGTTAAACGGTACTATACCGAAGTTCAACCTGTTACAATTTGTAATGGTTTCAACTATTCTCAATATGGAAACAACTAAATTAACCATTAAATATATTAACTATGTGAATCTAATAATTATTATGAACACCACAATACCAATAACTAAAAAGACAAAGGAAAGGTTAAAAAAGTATGGGAAGATGGGAGAAACTTGGGACTCACTTCTTAATAGAATATTAGATGAATGTAAAAAGAAATGATGGGGGAGTTAAATGAGTAATTTGATAGTTAAAAATTTAGATTTACAGCAACTATACAGTCATCTATTCACATTAGAAAAGAATGATGAAAAAATTGAGTATATAATAACAATCAATGCAGATTATGAAGAAACCAAATTATTAATTAACGCCCATATAATCAAGAGTGCAAAAAACTTTATAGAAAATAAGGAGATTGGAGATGTATTCAAATTCATTAAAGATAAAGGATATTTTATTAAGGTTGAATATGCAACTGAAACTGATAAATACTCTGGTAAAATCAAACAGTTTCAAGATATTTTAAATAAAGATTAAAGTATAAAAAAGGTTTGATTTAAATGGAAAATGCAAACAATGATTTAGATACTTCTTTAAACGATATAATCAAGGAATTAGTTAATAATGGAGAACTTGAAGAACTAAGAAGAATAAAGGAGGCATTATATAATAAATATGTTTTTCTCGAAGATTTAATTGAACAGATTGAAAAATCAAGGTTTGAAAAGGATCTGATTAGTAGCTGTCTTGGAGATTTGGAAGGGATTAAGATAATCAAAGATTAAAAAAGAAGGGATTAAAAGAAGTTAATCCTTTAATCCCTTAAATATATTGGTTCTAATTGTTTATTATGTGATCCCATCATCCGTGTTGACCCAATGTTCATCAATCACCACTGGTTTAGCATAACTCGAACACCAGTAACTCCCAATATCATAATCACTACTGGCAGCAGCTGCTAAATCAACATTAACCCAATTGCTCCCTAACTCGTAGCCTTTAACTTGGAGTATGATGTGTCCCCCGCTTTTGCAGGTTACACGGCAGTAACGGACATCATACCATAAGTCCTTAGCCACTGCAAAGCCTAACTGGGAGTGGTCAGTACAATTAAGGGATTGGTTGTTGGTTAATCGTTTAATCTCATCACCTAAACCGTACACGTCATTGTAGTAGCCTTCCCAGGACTTCTTTTTGATTTGGTTGTAGTATTCTGTGAAGGTTGTATAGGTTCCTACGGCTTTTTCTACGGCTTGGTGTAGGCTTGATTTCTCTGTTGGAGGTTTATTGGTTGGTGTTGGGGGTTGGAAGTAGATTTTAGTCGGTTCAACTCCGTTATCATTGACATATTTCATATAACGCATACGCATTGACTGGAAGGTTGGGAATAACACCCAATCCTTCTTAGTTGCAATGTCAATATAGACTTTTTCCGGGTCCGTTCCTTTAGTGTTAAACCAGTTATCTACACGATTTGCCATGTCCCATAATTTAGAAAGTGACACGTAGCCATCTGTTTTACTTAAATCAGCCATAAAACAACCCCTATTAAGCTATTTTATTAAGATCAGATTTGTAGAAGATTGTGAAATCATCACCATCTGATATGGTGCTTAAATCCACTGTTCCATTGGTCGCTGATACCGTTGGGATTGTAAGGTTAGCATTTGCCTTCTTAACCTTATAAACATCAGTTGTGGCAGTTATACGGTTACTTAACCCTACAACATCATTCCATCCTACAGATAATGTTTCGTCGGTGTTTGCAGCGAACCCAACAACATTAGTCACCGTTGCAAATGGTATAATTCCTGCAATGGTTGTATTATTCGCAGTCATGGCAATGGTTTCCGTTCGACTAATTCCACGTGCATCAACCCCAGTAACAACAACATTCCCGGATTTAGGTGTTCCGGTTCCTGCTTGAGTCACTGTTAAACATCTGGGTACATCTGGGCTGGTTACATCTGTATGAGTTCCTGATAAGTCTTGTATGGCTGTGTGAACCCCATCAACATCTGTAACCTGGCAGTCCATGAACATGTCTTGATGACGGTCATAACTTTTACTCCCCCCTCCTTGAGTTCGCACAGCCCCTGTAGTTGCAATTATCCCCATGTTTCCTTCAATCACGTTCAAATCACAATTCGCATCTGACTCATTAATATTATATCTTGCTTTTTTAGTGAGGGCGTAGGAACTGACAATATTTCCAATGATCGTGTTATATACAGACGGAGTCCCTGATTCTGAAGCTAAACATATTTCGTCATACGCATGATCGGTGTTGTTATCATTTGCAGATATAGTATTTCCCATTATAGTGCAATAGGAAGCCCCATCCAAAAATAAGCCGTGCTGAGTGTTTGCTATTATGTTTGAGTTCATGATTGATACTTTACTGTTTTTATAGATGTGGACTCCGTGTGTGGTGTTATGATTTATATGTGAGTTTCCGATAGTGATCTTTGTAGGATTAGACCCAACACTCCCATCTGCATATACCCCTATTACGTTGCTGTTAATACTTGTGTTGTTGATAGCTATGTTTCCCGCCCCATTAACCCAAATTCCTTTATCTGAATTGCTGTTTATTTGGCAATTGTTGATTTTTAAGTATTCTCCTTCATCCCCAAGGATTATTCCGTTTCGGTTGTTGTTGAAAAAACATTGTGATATAATGTGTCCAGGGATGTTTGAAGCATTCCCATAATAGTAAAGGCCGGCGTTAACCCCATAAAATCCCCAGATGTTTCTGATCATTATCCCTGCACATTGATATATTGTGAGTAATGATTGTATGTTCACAGCGTCGTATGTTTGATGAGTTTTATCCCCAAAGAGGTATAGATCAGAAACTCGTGCATAGCTCACGTTATTCAGGTGAATAAGGGGGTTTACGTTAGTTGATGTTTGGGGTTGTATTTTGGTGGCGTTTCCTGTTCCTTTAAGGTGGCAGTATGATGGCACATTTATTGTTGCTGAAACCGTGTATATCCCTTCGGTTAAATACACGGATCCTGTGCCTATTGTGGTTAATGCGGCGTTGATTTCCACTTCATCAGCGGTTCCATCACAAACATAATCCGCTCCCCTTTTACTCCGTGCACTTGCGTTACTGGCAGCGACTATGAGCGTGGCACTTCTCCCCCGGCTTAATGCTCGGTTAAGTGATAGGTTAGTGTTCATTTATGATGCAACCCCTATGATGGTTGTGTTGGCACTTGCACCTGTGAGTGTGGTTAAGTCCATTCTTATTTCTTCAAATCCTTCAATGTCAAAGAGCCATACTTCGCTTCCGGTTCCGGTTGTTCCATCGTCTTCTGTTCCATAGTCGGGTGCTTTGAATCCGTTGATGGCTACGAATGTGTCGTCTATTGCTCCGAGGAAGTCCACTTGTCGGGTTGCCGGGGTTACGGTTGATTTTATGAGTACTCGGAGTGTTTTGTATCCTGCGTTTGTGAAGTCTGTTCCATCGGCGGCGGCGGTTGCTGCGTTGTGGAATGTGTGTTGTGTGGTTCCGTTTTTAACGTTCACGGGGTCGGAGGCTCCACCCGACGGGGCCGCAGCTCCGGTGCTATCTATAAGTTGGGCCCTGGTGTCCAATGACATCCTATCTTCACCATCACCATCTGTCCAGTTATGCCCTGTTAAGCTTCTAACGCCATTACTGGCGAGGTTCATTATCTTCGCTTTAATTCCTAATACCATGGTTCAATTCCTCCTATATAGGGGTTTCTAACAATTTTTTTACAGATCTGTTTTTGAAAAAATTTAATAATAAGAAAAGGTAAGAAAATATAATCATGAAAAGGTGGGGAATGATTTTAGTAATGATTGGATTGATTGGAGGTAGCCTGTATGCTGGTTTCTACACTACAACAGCCATAGCATTCCCTCAGAACCCATCCACTTATGCTTACTTTGAAGAAATAGCTGACATGCCTTATGTCAGACATTCATATATTACCTCATTAGATGAGTATTGGCAAGATGGGGGGGACTGTGATGATAGGGCGTATCATTTCCGTAAATATTTAGAAAATAAGGGAGAAAGAAACATATACTCTTTGTCAGTACAAAGAGTAGTCAATGGTTCAATAGTAAAGCCATTTAATGATACTCAAGGCCATAGTTTTATTTTATGGAATGGGAAAGTGTACGATGCTCAGAATTCTAAAAATAAAAGAATTTACAATGTAAATTTAGATGAGTATTTAGCTAATCTTAAATCAGAATATGGGTATAACACCTTATATTTAGAAGATGATCCAATAGCCTCATTTTAAATATATCCTACAACCAATATTCGTACATTATCATAATTCCATGCACTTGTGCTTACTGATGCACTATTCCAAGTAGAGGAACTGTTATTCCTAATATCTATTTCAACTTGACTAGTTGAAGGATTCCAATCAGCCCAGTTTAAAGTTAACTGGCCATTTCCATCTATAATAGTTGGATAGGCCCCAATAACCGTTTTGAACTTAGAATTGTATGACCACCCATAACTGCCCCCCGCCCCCGCTAATAAATTTCCTTTGAATTGCCCTCTTACTTGTTCGGTGATTAATTGAGTCCCATAAGTTGAAATATCTTGAGTACGTGCTAAATTTCTCATCCCAATGTGGGCAGTGTATGGATCCCCATTCATTACCTCATTATTTCCCACTTTTTCAAACATAACATAGTCTAAAATAGCATCGTTTGAAAGTTGAGGGGAGGTTTTAACCACTAATCTATGACTTTTATTGGCATCTAAACTTTTGTTAATAAAAAGACCATAGTCATGTATGTGTTCAATAAAATTAAGGTCATATTGATACAATATTCCATTAGAATATATCGTTGTATCTTCTTCCATCAATGTGTCATCTTCGTATATTTCGATTCGCATTAAAGGAGTCCCTTGGATTGTTGATGTTGTACTGTCATAAAAGAACCCAATGTTATAAGTTCCACCTAATACTCCCGCTGGTATTTCCCGGGTGTCCATTATAATAGTGTCTGGGTCAAATGCCATCACAGCCTGCCCATTGAAATATGCTCCTGTGATGGTTGAAACACTTTGTCCAGGGAATTTGGCTGCAGGGAATATGTTTGCACTGTTTCTTAGAATCCCTATACTTCCCATTGTTTACACCTCAACTCCATATTCAATACTATTATACCTTACGTTGCATGTGTTGTCAGCTTCTACTACTATGTTTAACTGCATTGCAGCGTACCTGTCCACACTATTATATCCTAAATCAAGTACATCCTCATCACTAACTTCTAAATCTGGAGTATCTTCTACTGTACTCCTGGCCTCGGTTACTTTCAGGAATGATGTGCATCCGGGGATCCAGTCTGCAGTTAAGGTGAAGAGTAATTCCGTGTCTTCTTCTGTTGCAGTGTCAGGGTCTATGCTGGTGTCTGAAAGGTCACTTTCCGGACCTAATACTTTCATTAGGCTGAAATCGTCAAATGTGAATGTTACTGGCTGGTTAGCTCCCCAGTGGTGAGCGTACATTCCAATATCTGTGGGGGTTATTCCCAGGCTGCTAGTCGTGTATAATGTTGTCCAGGCTGTTCCCCCAGCACTATAATCAAAGTAGTATGTTCCCCCACGGTAGGTGATCCTCATCCAGTATGCCCCACCGGCCACTTCCGTATTTGTACCAGTAGGGTCTTGGAAGTAGTATTTACTATCTGTCCCATTCCTCCAGAATTTAAATTCCTTCACATTTGAGCGGGTGTTCATTAAGAAAATTCCACCCTCCACATCCCCATTCAGGCTGCTGTTGGTGAATCGTATCTTAAACTGCCAATCCCCATTATCTAATGGTGTGTAAACGATTGGTACGGTGGAGAAATTAGAAGTAGTAATTCCACTATCCACAATTACATTAAGCGTCCCTGAGCTTTCAGTTACATCAGTACCACTTGTAGGGTCGCTGACTGTCCAGATACTACTGTCTATGCTTGCATCGTTGAAATCATCCACGGCCACTTCTACCTGGTAAGGGTCTGGTTCGTCACTGGTTAATGCAGCACTGGTGAAGCTACTACTGATTGCACTTGCAGAACTGTTCCCATATATCATATAGATTGTTTTCATGGAGGGAGTGATTGGTATCACTGGGACTTGTACTGTGACTATCGCATAGCTGCTATCTACTTTTGAGTCTATGTTATGGCATAGGAATGACCGACCATCAGTGTTTAGGAATCTGAGGTCTGAGAAGTCCGTGTTCATATCGGCATCGTAGGGGATCAGTATCTTCTTCAACTGTCCAGGGACTAGTTCGGTACTCGCCCCTTCAAAAGTGATTGCAACCATCCGATCCCATCCAGTGGGGATGTACCTTTCAAGTGTGATAGAATCATAGTAAAGGTACCTTTTAGGGAGATTCACCTGTACTTTACCAGATGTGGCCGTGACTATGTTTGATTTGCTTAAAGATGCCATTGCCCGGCTCAGTCTGAGGTTGAATAGTATATCCTCAGTGACCTCTGTAGAGGGAATTGTAGTGGTTATATATTCCCCTATAATGTCAATTTCACCATTAGGGAGTATGCCATTCAAGGTTACAGTGGTTTTAAACCCATCCATTGGGGTGGCTGGAGCGTCCCGGGTCCAGTTCAAGTTCACATTGTCCCATGCAAAGTTCTTCCCTAAACTAGGGTTTAAGGTTTTATTGAACTCTGCAATCACCTTCCCATCTACTTGAGGGTTGTATAATACGCCTTCAAGGTCGTTGAAGATTATGTTACTGTATGGGAGATCTGTCTGGACCATGGCCTCCCCGGTTACTGGAATATTGTAACTTACCATTAGTAACCACTCCTTATGAATGCTCCAGGGCTTATGAAGTCCATGTTTGCCAATGACCGGCTGTCATACTGTCTTCTGTTTTCGATTCCAATGGCTTTCTTCATGGTTTTGTCCAGGTTGTCCATCATTTGATTATAGTAACTTCCCGGCCTGTTCACACTTACACGTGCCAAACATTTAGGTGAACCATCCTTTTTAAGAGTATATGTGACTGTTTTGGTGCTGTAATTGCCTGATAAACGTTCATTCATGAGCTTACTAACCACGTACTCGGAGGGATTTAACAAAGGACACCCTAGTATTTCAAGGGTGAAACTGTTAATACAGTAACTGTTCTGTTCCACGAAACGACGGGTTTCAATGTCAGCATCTGTCTGATTGTTAATGTCTGAGTAACTCTCATAGGCTTCCCATGCTCCAGGGCCGTAGGCTAATACGCTTTCACTGTTTTCAGCATAGGACACTCCGGTTTCCTCATTCTCTCCTACCATGTATTTGTAGTGGGCTAGTTTCGCATTCCGGAGGTCTTCCTGAGTGTCGTAGGTGATGTCTGTTATATTGGCATTCACCCCACTAACCGCCTCCACGGGCGCTGGTAGGTTCATTTCTGGAGCCACACATAGGACGTCTAAACCCCTACGTCTAGCATAATCAACGTAACCAACATAATCTAACCTGTTTAAGATTTCTGCTAAGTTTTCATAAGGGTAATTGGTTTCCTGGGCGAGTTCAAACTCCTTATTTATGTCCTCAGGGTACACCCCGAACTCTATTAAAGTGATTGCACTGTTTTTCCTTGCATCCACCTGATCACTGGTTAGTGTGTCGGTGAGCCTTATCTTGGTGATGTAATAGTTCCCACTGTTTGCTATGTTATCAAAAGCATTATTAAGGTCGAATTTAATAACCTGTTCCCTACCATTGAGGATCGGGGTTTCCTGCCCTATAACATTATTTTCCCCAGACTTCCCAGAGAATAATATGTTATATGTAACTGCACTGGTTGGTGTTTCTCCAGCCTTGTACATGGTCACTTCTATGTTGAACTGTACTCTGTTGTTTTTGTTACAGCTTTCACCTGCAGCCATGTATTTTAAGTAATAAATATTATCTGTTGCTGCATCTATTGGGTTTGATGGGTTGTTATAGAGGGTTAAGTAACAGTTAAGGTCGGGGGTTACCCCACAACTGTCCACGGCCACCTTATCATAAGTGATTCTCATCCCAGTGGATGGGTCTAATGTTTTAATAAAACCACTGTTGGAGACACTGTTAAAATCTGAAACGCTCTTGAAGTTCTTATACACCTTGTAAGGGTAGCTTATCCCGTAAGCCATGACCCCGTATTCCTGGGTGTCTGAAAGGTGCCTTATGGCTTCAAATGCAGATCCTAACTGCATCACTGGGAATGTGTATGTATTGTCACTGGAGGGGGTGATACCAATTGCATAGTTGGCATAGTTTGGCCGGCGGTATAGGTCGATCAGCCGGTCTGCAAAGTGGAGGGTAAGTTGGTTTAAATCGTTGCCTGTGGTCGTGCCTAAAAGGTAGCCTCCGAACCTTACTCTCATATTGTCCGGGCTATCTCCAAGGATAATGTTTAAAATATCGGTGCGGTCAAATACTTTCAGGCTGTGAATGTTCCGGTTAGGGTCGTTCCATTCCTCACGCATGGGGAGGGTTATGTCAGCGGTGTTAATATCTCCCACGGTGTTCTGGGTGAACTCTGTATCAATCCAGTCAAGCCTGTATCTACTCTTTGTTTCTTCGCTACTGTAATAATCAAGCTTGTAAAGTATGAGGTGGTCAGCCCATGAATCTTTCCCATTGAAATCTATACGGAACTCATGGCTGCCACTTGAGAGGTCAATATGTCCAAAGTCAATGTACCGGTAATGCTCTGTCTGATGGTTGGTGTTTGCAGATCCAATGAGTGTACTGTCTATGGTGAGTGATACTGTTTTATCCCCGCACCACGGCTGTCTAAGTGTTCTTAAAAGTACCCAGTAGGTTCCGGCTTCATTTATGGTCCTGTTGGTGGTGATGTAAGCTGATGTTGTACTCCTGTAACTTGAAAGTCCAACCAGGTTGGCTCCATTTCTCTTCCAATTGTAAAGGTCGGTAGTGCTTTTTTCCCAGTTAGGGCATAGGAAGCGGTACTTATTAGCATGGTCTTTCGCCCACATTTCCAGGAAAATGTAAGGATCATCAGTGATAACTTGCTGCCCTTCATTGAATAATGAGGGTTGAAATTCAGCGGAAATCACTTTTTAAACCTCACTCTGTAAGACTATCTTCTGCCAGGTGGGTCGGAACCATTCCCTAGCATTGTACAAATAACTGTCATCTGATGCCTCAGCTATAGTGCTGTCATACACTCCGATACCTGTCAGTTCTGCGGCTGGTATGCTGTCGCTCTTTATTGTCCGGGGTTCGGGGCTGATGATTTGCATTCTCCACCGGTCAGCTGGTGATGGGGTGGTACATGAACCATACCCTTTATTCCATAGGTTGCAATAGAATTGTGTGAGCATTGAAATATCTGTATTAACTAAGGTAGTGTCCATATAGTTACTGTCTATTCTGAAAGTCACTACCTCTGCACTATCATTTAAAATACCTATTGTGAGGCTTGTATCACCCGTGCTTGGAACCCCTACAATTGGTACAACTTGTTCATCTCCAGTGGTCACGAACTCCACAGGGTCGCATAATCCGTTCCAGTCCTGATCCCACATGTAAAGGTGCATAGTCTTACCGGCAGTGTCTGCCTTAATATGGGTATGGAATGAGTGATCCACTCCTAAAACTGGAGTAACACCGGTTATCATAACTCCACTAAGGGCTGTGGCACTAGTCACACATTTAAGACTCTTACTCCCATCAACGAACCAATCGGTAACATTCGATAATGTGCTCCCATCTGTTGGACTGAAACCGTCCGTATTCGTTTCTGCCCCTGCTTGGTTTGTTGTTAAGATATTACTCGAAGTGGTAGTAGTTCCATCATGATAATAACACGTTTTTCCTGTGAACCCTAGAGCAGTAGTTGGATGTTTAACCCATATATGCCTTTTACCAGCCCGCATAGTCCATAAAGTCCTGTCAATTTGTAGGCTGAAAACCCATGGTGTAACCAAGAATGGCCTTACCAGTAAGATGTCACTGGGGAAAACAAAAGTATTCAGATCAACCCATGCGGATCCATTATGGTATGCGAAGGTGACACTATCATCATCAGTGGTGAGTTTGATTAATCCATTAGTCACATTGAAATATAATGGGTCAAGGTCTATCTCATTTCCTGTGACTAACCTTGCAGTAGAATCAGCATAGTTACTGTTCCATGCTTTTATCGTACCTTTATAGAAATTAGCGGGTGTGACTTGGAATGTTGGGAAAGATGTGGGGTTTACTATACATGGAATTGCCCCTTCACTACCAGTTCGTGTGAATGTAGAGGTCTGATCTACCACCGCACCGATAGGGGCTACAGTTACGTTGGGTTTTAAGGCGTCAATGTATTCATAAATATTGAGATATGCAGCTCGGGTGGTTGCTGATGTGCTGCTAGCATTCTCCTGGGAGAGGACCAGGTACCGGTCCAGGTCAAAGTTCACCCCTGTATTTGCAGGACCAAAGACTGGACTGCCATAACTAGGTGTGCCACTACTGTAATCTTTATCCACATAGACTGTTAGGTTGCTTACCCCTGTCCCGCCACTGAGTTCAAACTTAATGGCAGGTGTCTTTTCAGTTGCACCTAAAGTTATGGGACTTATGAGTGCTGAATCAACACCACGGACTCTTTTACCTATTTCCAGAGTTGCCCCGGTGTCCTTAACTCTTATCATTATCCGGATAATATCCTTGTATTCTATTTCTGTCTTATTAGAAGGTCTTCCATCCACTAAGAAGAGGTTTAAGTGGTGTTCTGCAGCCCCACTGGCAGGTAAGGCATCCCATTCTAGTGTAAATTCAGCGGTGAAATCATCCGGAACTGTATCCTGTAAGATAGTCCAGAGGTAACCCCATGTCCAGTTAGTCGCAGACGCACCACTGAAAACTAGTTTACCTCCACTAGATACTATGTCTTCACCACTGGCCATGTTCTCATCATATTTGGCCTCCCATGTGCTGGTAGTGTCAAAGTCTGAGAAGTCCTCATCAAGGATAGTTTCCTGGATAAGGTCTGAGTAATCCTCTGACATTTCAATATCACTAGCATCCTCTCCACCCTGGCTGTGAAGGATAGTTAATATTTCACTAGTGTTCTGGCTGATCATTTCTCCTTCAATGGTCACCTCACTAAGTCTGTTGTTGAAATAGGAATCGGTGACCTTTCCAATGTTCATTAAACCTTTATGAACTTCTGTTAATTCATTTAAAATAGAAGCTACGGTACTAACTGGACTTTCAACTGGCATAACTCCCCAACGGCTGTTCTTACTGGATACAACTTTAACCCCTGATTCTGTTTTGGTTAAAGTTTCAGCCAATCCTTTCAACTGTTGGGCCTGTTCTGGAGGGCACCGGATGACTATAACCCTACTCCCATCACTCCCTTGGGGGTCACGGGTCACTTTATTTGGCCGGGTTAATTCAATTGGTCCAATCTTACTGAGCGTGGTCATCTAATTTAGCCTCCAAAACGTGTTCTGTTCTTCCGTTTAACAGCCTCTTCCATCGTGGATTTGGCTACTTCTTTCATCTGTTCCTTGTAGTCTTCCATCCCTATGAATGAACCTTGTATTTGTATAGCTCCTTCATGGAAGTGAACACCACCTGAGCTTGAATCTCCAGGGCCACTAGGTGGAGGGTTATAAGAACTTGATAAGGCCCTCATAGAAGGATCATACTCTTTATTCCCAGCTTTTAACCATACATGGCTGTTTCCACCCCATGTCCCCCAAACCATTTCAGAAGGCAATCCAAAGAGTCCGCTGGCTATTTGCATGAGTCCTAGGGTCATGTCGAAACAATTCCCTCCACTATCGAGGGCTGCCATCGGATCCTTACCATGGCCCGGATATCCGAGGTATTCCAGTCCCGGGCCTATGTCAGTCATGAATTGTGCAAAATCCTTAGCACCGGGGCCACTTGGAGGGTTCCACTGCCCACGTAGTAACATTGCAGCCATGTCAAAAGGTTGGCCTCCTATTGTGGCCCATGTGTGAGGTATTGCTGTCCCATTCCATAAACCGTTTGTAAGTCCGCCTCCGAGCCCCATTTTACGGTTAGCCTCTGTTAATAAAAATTCAGCTCCATCAAAACAGTTGCAAGTTCCGGAATCCCAAACTTCCCTGTTTGATTTTTGACCATTCATGTAAAATTCATAACTCAAATGGTCAGCCATCCCATTAGCAATATCAGTAAATGCACTAACACCTTGGAATCGTTTACCCATAGCACTGGCAATATTTCCCTGTCCGAGGCCGCTCATCCGAGATATTTCACCACTGACCATGTTAGTTAAAGGCCCACGTGGTCCGCTGGCAAGGAGTGCCCGGGCTCTTGAACCCACATCAGCAGCTACATTTACGGCTCGGGTTCCGCCTCCAGGCCCCCAAGGCCATGAGAATGGGGGAATTATGGCTTTAATGTAATCAAGTATCTGCCCGGCTGTTGGTATGTCCCACCATAGTTCCTTTATTTTCTCCCATGTCTGGCTTAAAAACTGTCCTGGATTGGGAATACTCCACCATAATTCTTTAATCTTGTCCCATGTCTGCCCTAAAATCTGGTTTACTCCAGGTATTTTCCAATTCAAAGGGTTAATCTTATCCCAAATCCCCTTTAATATTTGGCCAACATTAGGGACCTTCCAGTTGAAATTTGGAACTTTAGGGACTAATACGTTCTTAATCTTCTCTAATATTTGTTGAGGGGTGGGCCATTTAAGCCCTGCAAGTGGTGTTCCTCTTAGGATTCCTTTCTCCCCAAATATGTCATCACCTATTGACTTCTTACCATCTTTTCCAGCAGCTGAAGAAGTTCCAGGGAGTAACTTTTTAATTGTATCATAAGAAGTACCCATCACACCTATACCAGGAACACCAGCTCTAAGGAAGTCGAGGAAGCTCATCTTTTCCCCGCCAATCATGGCCCCTGCAAAGGCCCCAGGTCCCGTTCCTAGTGGCCCCTGTAACCCAATACTGCTCATGAGTTGGTTATGATCTCCACCTAAAAGGTCGTTGATTTGTTTTAAACCATAACCTCCAGCTACAGCTGCACCTCCTACCACCATTATACTTCCAAGGCCACCAGCTATGGTTGCAGCTGGAACTCCAAAGAACCCTCCTTGCTGTCCTGTGGTTCCGCCCACTGGTGTTGGAGAAGAAGGGCGTGGACTCCATTTGCTCTCAATCCAATCCTTTAAATCATTGAATTTACCAATGACTGCATCTTTGAAGCTGGTTAAAGGTCCGCTTATCTTGTCTTTTAATCCACTGAAAAGCTCCCCAACCTTATCACTCATTGATGAGATCCCGTTACTAGCTAAATCTTTAAGCTTGCCTAAAACTGTACTTATTTTATCCGTTGGAATCATTTGGGATAGTTTTTGAGCGACTTGTATGGCTCCAGAACCTATGGCTTTAAAGATACCAATAAATGGGCTGAAAAGACTACCTAATACTTTAACAGCACCTCCAGCCATTCCAAGTATTCCAGCGAAGAATATAAGATTCCCAATGAAGTTTTGAGTTTCAGGATCCAATGCTATGAACCAGTCCATGATAGGTGAAATGGCATCCATGAACTTGTTAAAACCATCAGTCATTCCCCTCATGAGGGTGTCGGTGATGATAAGGGCCTTGTTATAATTAGCCATTGGGCCGGTGGTGAGCGTGGAGAGGTTTTCACCGGTTTCTGTCATGGAACCCTTGTTTTTGGCAATGGTTTCCATGGCTGCTATGCGTTCCTCTGGAGTTTTGGCAGCTTCGAGTATTTGGGCCTCTTCAGGGGTTACATCCCCACGGAAAAGGGCAGCTGAATAACCACTGGTAAGGTATTGACCATAGTTCCTGAGTAATTCCTGTCTTTGCACCGGGTCAGGTGTGAATGCTGCAGCATCTATGGCAGATAATGATCTATATGTTTGGCTTGGTGGTGCTCCCTGAATGACATATTTCAGCACCCTTTGGATGTCAGTGTCTGGGGTGGATGAAGCTACAGTGTACTGTTTATATTGCCCCATGATGGTTTCAGCATCTTGAGGTGTTTCACTGTTAGAGAGCATGGCCTGAGTAGTTGCCCTTCCCATACCATACATGAATATTTCACGCAGTCCAGCCCCACCTGCAACAGTGGCGAAAATATCACCAAGGCTGGCCTCCATGCTGCTAAATTCACCCACGATAGATTTAACACCAGATGCGGCGGTGCTGTGCATCTTATTTATCGTGGCTGCGAACCTACTATGTAAACCTCCAAAATCAACCGCACTTATGCCTGAACTTATAGTGTTACCAATAGTCCGAACTCCAGAACTGGTGCTGTTCTGCATTTTTTTCATCACAGCGTCAAGGGAGCTTGAGAGTTTATCGAACCTGGAATTGTTGATCTGTTCAATATCTGCCTTTGCTTTCTGGCCGGCTTTCCCTGCATCTGCCAGGTCCTTTTTAACTCCAGATAGATCAGGACCGTTCACTTTCTGGTTTAGATCTCCCAGGGCCTTCTTCCATCCAGCTGTGAACTCCCCAGTATCCAAGATGAGTTTTGCTTTTACAGTACCGCCGTCAGCAACCATGGTGTTATCTCCAATAATAATGAATAAAAAGTGTTAAAATGAAAAATAAAAAGAAATAAAGAATTTAAAGAACTTTCCTTATATGTGCAGCCAGTATATCTTCTTCAAAGACAGCTGCAGTCCCCTTAGTCATGTAGTGATCTATACCCTTCAATGGGTGGTCAAACTCAAATTCATGCTGTTTTTCAGCGTAATCAAAACCCTTATTGGATAATGCAGAGTACCATAGGTCTGCCTGGAAGTGTGGTGTTGGACTTAATATTTTACTCTGGAAGCTATCCTGGAGGTAACCATGCTTTAAAGGTACGTATGGAAAGGTTTCATGTTCCACCTTTTCAATAAGGTGGTCCGCTGCAATGTCCGTCTGTAGCTGGACCAGATGGTCAACGTTACTCATCTTCTCTTCAGAGTCAGAGGTGTCAAGTAGTACGCTAATCATCTTCAAGGTCACGTCCAGTTATCTTGTTAAACACATCCAGGGTTTCCGGGTCCTCTTCAATACCATACTTATTAGATGGTTTCCTATACTTGTCAGGGTTTTCTGCCATGTCTGCCCTCATTTCAAGGACTTCATTGGTCCAGGAGAGTAAAGAATAAGATGTGTAAGTATCAGTATCCCAGAAATCATTTATACTCCCTTTAAATGCTTTATTCATGGTCATGATGAAGTAATGTCTTAGAAGGGTGTCTTCTATTAAAAGAGAAATTGTGGTTCCTTCATCATGGGTGTTGATGGATTCAGGCTTCTTCTCGAAATTGAAACCGGCCTTCATGCTCAGCATCAATCAGTTGCCGTACCCTCATCTGTATCTTAGCTTCACTGAATCCAGTCATGTACATATCATAGAATAAGGATAGGTTTTTAGCTATTACCATATCTGTACTGTCATAGTTAGCCTCAAATTCACCCTCTTCCATGGGTTCTAATAGAGTCATGCAGACTTTTCCATAGGCTTTGATGATCTTATCATCGTATTCATCCTGTTGGTCTTCTATGGATTTGGCGAACTCTTCTAGATCTGCCTCTATTTTTTCAGCCTTCTTAATATACCCGTCTGCCTTTTTCTTTTCTGCAGCGGTTGGTTCCTCTTTGGTGGTGATTTTATTGGCTTTTAAACGTAATTCACGGGATTCTTCACCCATTTTAAGGCCGTTCTCCATCTTTTCCTGTAAATCTTTTTTGATGTCTTCAACGTCCTTGTTAGCATCTCTTAAGACCTTATTAGGGCATCTTTTGAATCTTCTTTTCTTCCCACAGAAATCTATCTCATTTTTACTTAACTTTAGCATTATAGTCCTCCCATTATTTGCCTAGAAAATAAAAGAATAGTTCCCCTCTACAAAACAAATAAGGGGGTTTATACTACAGCTGTTCCGTAATGTATAGCGGCTAATGGACTTATGATAGTAACTGCCATGGGGTCAGTGGTTCCATAGTTTACAATTTCAAAGTCATACTCCACGGTCATCTTATCCTTACCACTCCTTGGACTGGTAGGCTTGATGATCTCCACTTTTGGCAGGAATATCTGTATGTCCATGTACACATCAGTGGATGGGGCAACAGTTTCAATGAGCTTGCCGGTGGATTTAATCACCATGGCCTTGAATAAGCTTTCCTGAGTGGGGGTGGTTCCTGATTCTGACCCGGTGGCCCATTCTGCTTCCAGGTTCATGTTGCCAGTGTTGTAGTTCATGGTCAGTTTGCCTTTGCCACTGAATGGTTTCTGGTCCTTCTCAGACTGACCGAAAGGTGTACCTCCACATACACTGTTTTCCATGTTGTTACTGGCGGTTAGGTTACATTTAGTGTAACAATCTGCTAGATAAGTGGTGCCTGATATGATGGTGGCTTCTGCAGTACCCACTGGGGCTAGATAGACGCTTGTTTGCCCGGATTTAAATCTATATTCGGTTTCAGGGTATGTTAAGGTAGGTTCGTCCTGGTTGTACAATGGGAAATCTGATAAGAAATTAGCCTTATAAGTAGGTGCTTTATCAGCGTCAAAGGTCATATCCACTGAGTTGACCATGGCTTCCACATAGGCTTCAGCTTTTGCAGTGTCCCAGTTGAAACCATTGTATAATGTGCACCATGCCAGGTCTTCAGGGTCTGAAACATCCCGGTATATGACCCATTTCTTAGCGGTTGCGGCTCCAGCTACGGCCGGAACTACAGTGTCATGCTTACCTAGGAGCATGAATAATATGTCCTCGACTCCTTCTGCAAGCCTTATCTTATCACTGTAATTTGGTGATGCACTGGCATCTGTACGGTCCTTACCCAGGAGTAAGATGTCTGTTCCTGTATGCCCCTCGTCATCTTCTGTACCCATGTCTATTCCAGGGTCGAAGTCTTTATATTTGGGGAACACTGCAGGGGTGACCTGTCCTGCTATTCGTGACCCGGTTACAACGGGGTTAACTCCAAAGCCGGCGTAGTGTAAACTGCCAGGTGGTGTTGATGATGCTCCAGCCATTATTCATTCCCTCCCTTGGTTTTCTTTTCCTCTTTTTTAGCTTCTTTAATTGTTTTAACCTCTTCCCAGTTAGCGTTCATTCTCAGACGCTTAACTAGTGGGTCGTCCTGTTTAAGTTCTATTATCTTACCCTTTGGGATTGGGTCTTCCATGGGTAGCTTTCCAGCTAAAACCAGGGTAACGTCAACCATGTTCTCAGGGCCTATCCATTTGAATTTCATTGGTTTATTCACCTCTGAATTTGTATAAATTGTTAAAATCAGTAATTAGGTTGTTTCATTCACCTTATAGGACAATTCAAACTCTGTGATTATTCTATGGGCCACTATGTGCACCTCTCCAGATTTATCTCTGTAAGCCCATGGCTTCCTGTACGCCTTTTTATAGGTGAATGAAGTTACCACGGTGAATGTGTCAAGGCGGTGGGCTGTTTTTAGGGCATTTCTAACCCTCTCCAGGTGTTCGTCTAATTGGTCGGGGAGTCCTTTTTTGATGTTCGGATCTAAGTAGGTGATAATAAAGCCACTGGTAGTGTAATCATCTGACAGTCCTCCACCGCACCCGTCCATGTCTTCAGTGTCCACATCGAAATCTATACTATGGCATGGTTTCTTACCGGTTGGTTTCACGTCCAGCCATGAGTAATAGAACCCGTGCCGTGCTAAGGTTTTATCCACCTTCAGGGCGTTTATGAGGTCAGTTTTAACCTTTTTCAGTTTACCTATTTCTCTCATAATAGTGCTCCTTTCAGGCGTAGAGTTTTAGAATATTCTTAGCCGTGCTTATCAGGTTGTCACCCTCTGTTTTAACATCCTTAAGAGTTCTGCCCTGTAAGTAGGTGTCCGCTGGTTGGTTTTTCTGTGCTATCTGGCGGTTCCATAGTAACCCTGCAGCCCAATAACTCAGGGCTTCTTCAAGGAATGTGATACTGTCTCCAGTGGTGGGGATGTCGTCAAGGTCAACCAATCCAAGGTAAGTGGCTATGTCAATGGTTGCACTGGTAATGGCCTTATCCACCTCTACAGTGGATACTGCGTACTCTGAATTATAGCCCCGCACATCGTCTATATTGATGACTGCAGCTCCAAAGTCACGTGTTGATTTCAATCCTATACTGCAGATGTCCACCAGGTCCACGGGTTCATCAGGGTCAATAAGGTCAATGGTATGCTGGTACCATATCGCCGGATCCATGGCAGGTATTGTCAAGGTCTTCAGCGGGCTTCTCAGTTGTGGGGAATCGGAGAGGATTAAGTTTAAATCGTCTTCTAAGAGTGCAATGTTTGATTTTAGTCTGAGTTTGATTTTATCGGATGTTCTAAGGTCAATTGAAGTAGTTAGGGCTTCAGATGCTATGTTGCCAGTGGTGAACCCGGCGGCTATGGTGAATTTAGCAGAACCTGAGCCTTTAATATAATCAGTGGTGTCTAATGTGCTGGTTACATTGGTAATAGTCTGTTCATTCCATGCGGTTTCACATGCATCTATGGTGATGAAGTCAAGGGCGAAGAGTTCCTTATTGAGTTTATCCACCACGTCCTGAGCAGTTACTGTCATCCTAAATCGCCCCTATGTATGTCTTTACCAGTTTCCTTATGCCTTCTTCAACGGTGCTTTCCCTTCCCTTGATTTTGTCTAAAACCATGGTGCATAATACATCCTTAGCCAGGTCAACATCTTCAGGTTCGCTGGTAGTGTAACTCACCTCATACATGAAGGTGGCACTGTAAGGTGGTGATGATAATCTTATACTGCCTGTGGATTCCTCCACTTCTTCATCGTCAAGGGTGTACTCCGAGCCGTTGATAAGTAATTCATCAACAGAATTAACCGGCCAGTATTTAAGCTGTATTAATGGGCTTTTATGTCCAATTACTTTCTCTTCAACCTCTGTTTCTTCAAACTTAGCCCCTGTTCTACTTTCAAGGTCAGTTTGACAGAGGGTTATCATGTTGTCCAGGTCCGTGTCGGACTGTAAAAGTATCCCTACCTTGGAAGTTTTGGCGGCTGTTCTGACCTCTGTTGCGGTTACCAGGCTCATAGGTTTACACCTTTACTTCTTCTTTTTCCCTTTTTTCTTTGGGTCGGTGAATGCTTTTAGGCTGTACTCTGGTTTTTTAGCCAGCTTAGCAGCTTCTTCATCCTCGATTTGAGCCTTACCATCCTTGAAAGCTATGTTCTTTCCTTTGATATTGACGGAGTGGTTGGCCTTTTTGTTCTTAAAATAAACCGTTTTCATCGTGTTTTCCTCCTAAAAAATAGAAAAGATAGGGTTAGATACCTTCCAAGTAGAGTAACCAGACACGCATCTTACCAGCTGATATTTGATCATCTGCAATTGTAACCAGTAACTCCCTGGCTGCAGATAGTTTAATGGCAGTTGAACCGGTGTTATCGGGTACTATGTCACGGTTTCCAGCATCCCAAATATTCCCACCGGCACTTATTGCGGTTGCGGTTACAAGGTCATTGGCTCCCTGGATACTTAGTGCAAGGGTTGCACTGTCATCTGCACCATCTGCAAAGGTGGTTAATACCTCTACACCTCCACCAACTACAAGGGCATTGTCTGGGAGGGTAACTCCTAAGTAGTGTTGCCCTATAGCGGTCACTGAAGTAAAGGTCTGGTTGCCTGTTCCTGCAGCGGTGATGTCAACCAGTCCGGTTGCACCTCCAGCCACTGCATGGGCTCGGGTGTCGTAGAGGGTGAAAGTATCCACATCAGCCACACGGACGTAATAAGCCGTGTCAGCACTTATGCCAGTTGGTAAAGCGTCACTGGTGGTTGCGTTAACACAATCTCCAGTTGTGAACCCATGAGCATCAACACTTATCACATTGGTAGTGACGTTTATGTCGGTTGCTGATGCGGCCACTGCAGCTATTGCATCGGCTACGTCAAATTCCCCTATTGCTAGTTTTGGAAGTTTAGATATTCCCGGGGTGGAATGGTCAGTACCTTCCATCATGTCATCAGTGACTGCAGCTGCAGCTATTGTCACCGCACCATTGGCATCTATTGCAATGTCCCCACTTACCGTTTTCCAGCCCAAGTCTGCAGATGAACCTTGACCTACCAGGAGCTTTGCACTGTCAGCCCTGGCCATGTCTGCCGGGGCTATGCTGTTAGCATCAATGGTCCCGGTCTGGATGTTCTGGATAACTGTACCCAGGTTAAGCCCTGGGATTGGGATCCACCTGTCTAAAATATCCCTATGTTTGTTTGATATTGCCATGATTTTTCACCTCAAAAATAAAAATAAACAGAGTTATAGTCTGTTTATTTAGGCGTCTTTAGTTCCAATATCGTACATGCGGGCGTTGAATGATTCAGCACGGCACATGAAGGATTGGAAGGAAGCTAGTACACTGGATTCGGTAAGCTTGGTTTTAGCCAGGTCAATGACACGTGGCCTCATGAGGTATTTCAGCATCAAGGTGGAGTAATCCAGGATTAGGAGTTCCTGAGCGTCATCAGTGGTTGGCATTGCAGGGTCCACTATGATGGGTATAACCCCGGCGGGGCTGTCATAAGCGGTGACCTGGTAACCAAAGGCAAGCTCAGTCCTTGGTAGTAATGGGATGTTCACGTTAGGGTAAAGCACATCTATGAGTTGTGATTTAACATTTGCACTAGTTACAACAGCGGAAGGGATACCTCCAGCGTCCATCATGGAATGACAGAGGGTGTCAAGTTCAAACTGGGTGGTGATTTCTGCATCATTCATGTCCTTAGTGTTGGTGTCTAGAAGGTCGATCAATCCGTTCATTCCGTCGGATGCACCAGTACCGTTAAGCATTTCGTTATTTATTGCCTGGATACTGTACTCCAGTCCGTCCTGTATTTCCTGGTCCAGGATGTCAATTATACCATCTTGGCCTCCGAGGATCATCTGGTCAGATATTTCCAGAGGGAAGACATAGGTGGTCATGGCTCCAGTGAGTAGGTCGTAAACACTGTCAGTGGTAGATGGGATGGCTGCAGCTTCTGCTATGAAGTCACCAGCACCTCCAGTGACCTTCTTAATGTATGAAGGCTTGTTACTTCTGGTGTCGGTTATCCTTCCCATGCTTTCTAACCAGCTGTAGAAGGGATACTTTTTCACCACCATGTTCTGTAATTGTGGGTCTAGTTCTGGCTGGATTATATCTCCAGCACTGTTTGCAGCGGTGGTGACTGCTTTCTGTAATTCTACAAGTTCGGATTTAGTAGCGAAATGGCCTCTTACGGCTTCTTGAATTGTGGTCATATTCTTATTCCTCCTGTGTGAATGATTCTAAAAAAATTAAATTAGGCTGATTTTAATCCTTTTCTTTCAGCGTGCATTTCAGCGGCTTTGCGGGTGGAAAC